CTACCAAGGCGCTGCATCAGCTACCGGCTACCGAGGCGCTGCATCAGCTACCGGCAACCAAGGCGCTGCATCAGCTACCGGCGACTATGGCGCTGCATCAGCTACCGGCAACCAAGGCGCTGCATCAGCTACCGGCAACCAAGGCGCTGCATCAGCTACCGGCAACCGAGGCGCTGCATCAGCTACCGGCAAAGAAAGCATAGCTCTTGCTGCCGGAAAGGATTGCAAGGCAAAGGGAGCATTAGGATGCTGGATTGTGCTTACAGAACGTGGAGAATGGGATGAGAACACTTATCCTATCATTTCAGTCAAAGCGTTCAAAGTAGACGGTAAGTCAATCAAAGAAGATACATTCTATACTTTAATAAATGGAGAAGCAGTGGAAATGAAATAGCAATTTCATTCCAGCCGCATCAAAGGTAGTGCTATTACCGTACTAAAAGCCGTGAGAGAAGCGAAGTGCGCACCGCTTCCCTTTAACCTTGTACGGGCGGTCTAAAAACACAATACAATGGAAAATGAACTTGAAGAACTGTACAAGGAGCTGAACGAAGTCAAAGCTTGTGATTTGGAATATCTTCCCAAATACGGCTATTCTTCAAAAGAAGAAATCATTCAGCTTATAGAGGAAGATATTGAGGAGTTGCGCGCAGAACTCGAATGTAATCAATATGATTATACACCTGACGAATTCGAAGACGAAAGGATGTTTCTTTGCGTTAGTCAAGGGCTACCAAGATATTGTTAAACTAAAAAACATTTATAATGAGTACAATAACGACAATCCCGCAGCTTAAATCAATGCTTGCGAATGACAATGTGAAAGCACGTTTCAAAGAAATTCTCGGAAAGAAAGCGCCGGGATTTATCAGTTCGATAGTAGCGGTTGCCAATAGCAATACATTGCTTCAAAAGGCAGAACCACAGTCTATCATGAATGCCGCTGTGGTAGCAGCTACTTTAGATTTACCTATCAATCCCAATCTCGGATTTGCTTACGTTGTCCCTTACGGCAATCAAGCGCAATTTCAAATGGGCTGGAGAGGTTTTGTTCAACTTGCTATGCGTAGCGGTCAATATAAGACAATAAACGTAAATGAGATATATGAGGGGGAGATAAAGAAGTCGAACCGATTTACCGGAGAATATGAATTTGGAGAACGCGCTTCTGATAAGATAGTAGGCTATATGGCTTATTTCAGTCTCATCAACGGTTTTGAGAAGTTTCTCTATATGAGCAAGGAAGATTGCGAAAAACACGGAAGGAAGTTTTCACAAACGTATAAACGCGGCACAGGCATATGGTCTACCGACTTTGACTCTATGGCAAAGAAGACAGTTTTAAAAATGCTACTTTCTAAGTTTGGTATCTTAAGTATTGAAATGCAACGTGCCCAAACATTCGACCAGGCTATTATAAAGGATAACCTGGCAGAAACCGACATAGACGAAGCCGAAGTGTCGTACAATGACAATCCCGACAATGAGGAAGCCAGACGCAATGCAATGAAAGAGGCTTTGCAGGAAGCGGAAGTTGTCGATGAAAATACAGGCGAATTATTTAATACTGAGACAAAATGATTGAACAGGGTAGTTTTGGATGGCTTCGCCAACGCCTGGGGAACTTTACGGGAAGTCGCATCGGGGACTTAATGACAAGCGGAAAGAAAGGGGAGCTGTTTGGGAAGACAGCCCTTTCATACATGTATGAAGTCGCAGCAGAAAGAAACCTACTCCCTAAGTATATTGAAGATGATTATCTGTTTGAGATATACCAAAACCAGGTAAGCATCAACAACAAGTTTATAGAGTTCGGACACGAAAATGAAGATTTTGCCGCCGAACGTTACCAGCTTGTCACAAGATGCGAACTTGAAGAGTGCGAAAGTATACAGCACCCTACAATACCTTACTTCTCCGCTTCTCCCGACCGCATAGCGATTAAAGACGGCTTAAGAAAGGTGGTGGAAATAAAATGCCCAACTCCTAAAAAGTTCATGGAGTATATGAATGAGGTTAAGGATAACGATACGCTTAAATCAGTAAATCCTCTATACTTCTACCAAGTACAAGCGGAGATGTCCTGTACAGGATTGAGCAAAGCTGATTTTGTCGTTTTCTGCCCTTTCCTGAAACATAACATTCACATTGTAGAGATAACAAGGGACGATGCCGTAATCGCTGAATTTGAGAGACGGATAACCGAAGCAAACAAAATCATTAATCAAATACTGAATAAAAAATGAATTTAACCGGAAGCGTAAATTTGCTAAAGCTCGAAAAAGCGGGCATAGCAACAATCAAGAATAAGAAATGCGTTGTCATTCCGATAGAAGAAAACGACCTTTATGTAAGTATGGACGAGAACCTGAAAGCAAAAGCCGTCTATCTTAACGTTAATATTAATGAGCGTAGAGAGCCGAGCCAATACGGCAATACCCATTACTGCAAACAATACTTATCAAAGCAGTATAAGGATGCGAACAAGGCAGAAGCAGAAGCCAAGTCAAAAGTTTACCTGGGAGACTTCAAGCCTTATGAATTTGAGGGTTCCGGGAATGCTGCGGCTACGGTGGATGCACCATCCCTACAGACTGACGGGGAAGACGACCTCCCGTTCTAATGTGTAACCTATAAACATATAATATCATGCTGTACGAATTTAAGCTAAAAGTAAACAAGGTTAACGAGAAAGGCGATGAAAAGGAAGTCACCGAACATTACATAACCGATGATGAGCTTTTCGGTCATGTGGAATTGAAAGGCAATGAGCTATACAACGGTGAGTGTGATGTTTTCGCAATCAGCCGGAGTAAGATACGTGAGATTGTCAATGAGAAGCAGGAAGATGAGTTCTTCTATAAGGTTACTCTTGTTGAGATTTTCGTAGACGAAAACGGGAAAGAAAAAGAGAACAAGTATTATGTTCTAATAGCCGCAAAAGACATGGACGATGCCAACAGAAAGGCAGCGGAATACATGAAACAGGGGCTTCAAGATATGAAGCTGGACGCTATTGCAAAGACAAAGATTTTAGACTTGATATAATTAACCGAAAGCCCTCTGCTCACGCAGAAGTCCCGTGAAAGGTTCGGGTTAAGTGATTTAATTTCAGCTAACAGTTAACTATCCCGGTGTGGCTTGACCGCCTATCCGGGAACTATTTGTTAACCTGCCTGCTCGGTCTGTGAAGATATGGCGGGCAAACGGGGAATATGGTAACGTTGAACGTATTGGGCGGTTATTCTTTTTGATTGCTAATTATTTTGTTTTAAAATTAGTATTAGTTATTCATTAGTTTATTATCCTTTACCATCCAGCAAAATAACGTGTTCTGTTCGATTCGGAACTTCCCCACTAACTACAACTCATTATGAAACTTACAATAACCAAATCCGAAGGCGCAATCATTCAGAAGCTTATCGAAGACCGAAAGTCAGACATTCATAATATTGGAGGTGACAGCAAGCAGGCAGAGCGTCTAAGTAAACTGAACAAGAAGATTGCAAGGCAGATAAAGAAACAATACAAGACATGAGTCCTTACGTAATAACTTCTGCGGTTCTTATTACCTATGACGGAAAGAAGATACCGTTGGAAAACATAGAGAGTGAAATAATAACCCGACCCATCCAGTTGACTAAGGAGAGGATACTTGATGCTTTCTCCATGATGAAAGATAAGCCGGTGGATGTGGAACTTAAAATCAAACATATATGAGCAATTATGTTACAGTTACGGCAGAGGTGGAATTTGACATGGAAGATTATATAGATGATATTCTTGAAAAATTGTCAGACGAAGAGTTAATTAAAGAGCTTGAGGACAGAGAGTTTGTTGTTTACGAAACAGCATCCTTACTTCAAATTGAATTTAACAATCCGACCGATTTGAAAAGGCATTTATGCGACATAGTTAATGTAGGCTATTGCATATCCAATGAAGAACTTATCAATGAAATAAAATTAAAACTACCATAATTTGCATGAGACATTTAGAAGACAAACTCCAAAAAGCTTGCGTGAAGTGGTTTGATTACACATATCCCAAATATAGACTAACTCTCCATCACTCTCCAAATGGCGGAAAACGTAATTCCATTGAAGCTGCAAAGTTCAAGCAGATGGGCGTTCGTGCAGGATTCCCCGATTTGATACTTCTTATACCGAATAAGTTTTATCCTTTCTGTGGGGTAGAATTAAAGACTAAAACAGGCAGGCAGTCGGAGAATCAGAAAGCCTATCAGAAGGAGTTTGAGAGTATCGGCGCCAAATATGTCGTTGTTCGGTCACTTGATGAGTTTATAGAAGTGGTAACAGACTATTTGAAAGAAATGTAATGTTTAATGAAAAATAAAAATACAAGTGTTATGGAAATAGAAATAAAAATCAACATCCCAGAAGAAGGGAATAATATTATTGATAAATCAACCTTTTCACTCTCTATAGTGGGAATGCCTATTAAAAATCGGGAAGCATTGAAAACACTCCCCGATAAAATAAGGCAATCGTTTATTGACAGCGTAGAATTATTGACAAACAATTCTGTTTCTGACAGATTTATTAATTGCATAGACGGAATTAAGAATGCACCGCTCGCTCCGGTGCAAGCTCCTCAATGTAATGAATGAAATATTTACAAATAGTGTGATACTTTTGGAAGTCAACTTTACACTTATGATTATCAAATGAAATTCCCGAAAAAGAAAGTTCCATAAGTTCTTTTGCTTCATCCAATAGCGGAAGCGTCTTGTCATAAGAGTATATAAGGTGGATAAGTTCTCTTGAAAGGTCTTTCATTTCAGGATAGCTAAAAATATCGTTTTCATCATATTCTCCTTTGACTAATTTTGCCTTTTCAATAAGCTCTTTTGCTTTTTCGATGTAAAATTCTTTAGTTTTCATTATTCTTAATTTTTGAATTGACGACACAAAGTTAAGAAATCCCGTGAATGATTGGGTTTGTTCACGGGAACTATAATTATTTGGCGTTTTCCTTTGGCATTTTGATTTGAGTGTGTATCTTTGCAACGTTTTCCCGCCAAGAAAACATTTACATATTAGTGATTGAGGTGGATTTTTTATATCCATTTGACTGCTTATATCTGCAAAGATAAAAGGCTGTTCGCTACTCTTGTAGGCTACTTCATTCACTGATGTAGTGTTTCTTGGCGGAAAACAGAGGGCGAACAGCTTTCTTTATATCTATAACTCAAATTCTAACTACAATGCCAAGAAACTTAGAATTAGAGAATGGGCGAATAATATGTACCCCACAATCTACGTTAGTTGCTAACGAGAAAGCAACAACTCTATCCTTATCTTCTTCAACCGAAGAAATCAAACGTTATTTTAAAGCCATTTTGGAACTTTCAAAACTGGATATTCCCTATCCCGTTAACCTTGATAGTTGCTGGATGCTGTGCTATTCTGCAAAAGAAAAAGCAGTGCGAGCTTTAAAGGAAAATTTTATAGAAAGTGTTGATTATCAATTTTTAGCCCAAAATGGCGAAAACTCAAAATGCGGCAGACCATCAATAGAATACTACCTCTCCGTTTCATGCCTTGAATACTTCATCGCCCGCAAAGTTCGCCCCGTATTTGACGTGTACCGTGAAGTCTTTCACAAGGTGAACGAGATTGCACCAAAGGTTGCCAAATCAAGCGCAGCCGACAAACGGAAAATCGCAAAGCTTGAAAAGGAATTGGAGTTTACGAAAAAACTTCTCGAATGGACAAGGTGGAGTGAACGCAGGGAGATTGAGCTCAAATGCTCGTGCTTCTCTTTCTTAGTAAAGACGAAGCAGTACGATAAGTGGGCGGAATACAGAAGAACGGGTATAATCAAACCGTAAAGCCATGATTGAAATACTTATCGTGTTGGGTAGTCTTTTATCGGGCTACCTCACTTTCCGAAAAAAGGGAGAGAAACTTTTCTATTGAGTAAAATCTAAAAAAAATAAACAATAATATTTATGAGTGAATTAGTTTTTAAAGGTCAAAATGACCAAGTGCTAACCAATAGTATTTTGGTTGCTGAAAAGTTCTGCAAAGAGCCAAACGATGTAGTAAGAGCAATAGATAATTTATTGCAAAACGCTGATAATGAATGTGACGCAAAAGTTCGGGACATGTTCGTGGAATATACAGAAGATGTTCCACAGCCCAATGGAGGTGTAAAATCCGCAAGGCGATTTATAATGAACCGAGATGGATTCACTCTTTTAGCAATGGGGTTCACTGGTAAGAAAGCCCTAAAATTCAAATTGGAATACATCGAAGCTTTTAATACAATGGAAGAGGCACTGAAACGGCATCTTTCTTCCGCACAGATGTTCGCAATGCAGGCGAATATAAACCTCGAATACGAGAAACGGATAGGGAATGTAGAGAACGAGATTGCGGCGATGAAGAAAGAGCGAGAAGAAAACGGGAAACTGCTTTTATCTTTATCGTTATCACCGGAGGTAATACCTCAGTTGTCGATACGAGACAATATCCGACAATTGGTAAATAGATACGCAGAGGCGACAAATACTTCTACTCGGGATGTGTATCACAAGATATATAACCAATTGTATTACCTATATCACATATCAATAAACAACTATAAGAAAGTAAGGCGTGACGAATCAAAGCTTGAAATTGCAGAAAGAAACCATTTCCTTGACAAAGTATTCAACATTGCGTCAAACTTAGTTCGTGAGGCTAATATATCATGCTAACATTAATTAATTATACTAAAAATGAAAACAGACGTAAGAACAGTGTACCATTGCGAACACTGCAATAAAATATCACTCAATAAAGGAGCTATGACGTTACATGAGGATAAATGTAAGAGAAACCCCGTTAATAGGTCTTATTGTATAGGATGCAAGCACCTCACAGTAGAGGATATAGAATATAACGATAAACCTGATAAATGTGATTATGATGAGTTCTCTCCAAGTGTAAGACCTCGCCGCAGATTTATATGCGATATAGACAACAAGGTAATGTATCATCCAAAAGTCAGAACGTTCAGAAAAGAGAAAAGAGAGCTGATATTTAGCATATCCCAAAAGCCTATGCCTAATGAGGTTGAAGAGTGCGATAATTTTGAAGATAAAATACCGGATTTCACTTTTTAATATGAAAACAATAAAGCAGCAATCAGAAGAGTATGCGTTGAAATATCCTTCCGAAATCCGAAATGAAATAGCGAAAGCATGGATAGACGGGAGAAACTCAATAAGGAAGAAAGATGTACTTGACCTCTATTTCGTAGAGGAAGAATACAAGGATATATTCATATACTGGCTCAACTACAAAAAAGAGAGGGGGCAGCCATACAAGCAGACCGGAGCAGAGGCATGTTACCGGAAGCTATTAACTCTTTCGGGAGGTGACAAGCAGATGATGATTGCAATAATAGAGCAAAGCATGAGTAATAATTACCAAGGGTTATTTCCACTAAAAGACAATGGGAACAGAAATCACACTAACAAGCAAGGAAATAGCGGTTCTATCTTCCAGGCAGCTGATTGCTATCTGCAAGAACATCAGTAATGAGATAACTTCCATAAGCCAAGCGATAAACGCACCTCCCATACAATTATCACAATGGAGGAAAGATAACGAAACCTGCATAAAGGCGGTTCTTGTAAAGTTCATAGAAGGTACTCTGTTGTTTTACGGCCGTAGCCGCGAGGATATGAATGACTATCAAGTAGCATCCATTGTAAACTCTATCCTTGACAAGTATTATTATTTCAGAATTGAGGACGTTTGCCTTTGTTTTAAACGGGCAAGGGAAAACTCATCATACGGTGGATTTTATGGCAAAATAGACGGTTCTGTCATCATGAGCTGGTTTGCCACTTACGATAAGGAGCGGGATGAAGTGATACACTCAATGCCGGAAGAAAAAATTAATGTTTTTACTGGAGAAGAGTATAGCCGAGAAGAGTACATTGAGATGTTGAAAGCTAAGATAGCCGGTGGAGACCTGTACGCAAACGAAGCATTGCGGCGTGTTGGTACATTCGAGCGTATAATGTTTGATAGACGTGGAGAGTATGCCAGTTATAAGTATTGGCGAAAGCATAAATTTGACAATAAAGTATGAGACTTACAATATGTTGGACGACAAGAGGCAGGCAAAGACGCTTTTACTATGATATATGCAAAAAGTTTGGCATATCGGATTACATGAGTGTTAATCATGAGACGCCATGCGATATAAGGGATGAAGATATGAAACTGTTGAAGGAATGCGAAAAACGAGGGTTTATCCAAATAAGAAACAAACGGTAAATAATCATGGACATAGAGATTGAAAAGAAAATCGAACAATTGGAGTGGCAGCGTGACAATGCAATGCGCATACGCTGCCCGTTGGTGGCAAGGAAGTATCAGCGCATGATTGATGAACTTGCAAAAGAGAGCAGAAACAAGAATATGAACAAGGCAGAACAGGCAAGGCAATGACTACCGACACGGCAAATCAGATAATCAGCAAATATGAGAGTCTTGTAGTTCTGTGCACCTACAACATATTGCTCACGAACGACATCTGTTGTGGGCAGGTTATCGAGTGTCTGCATGCGATGAAGAGAACGCCTTATTACAAACAGGCATTCAAGCGGTATTTGAATGATGCCGATAAGGCAAGAAAGGAATACGAGCGTACTGTAAACAGCGTTATCGGTTCAGACCGGAGCGAGTTTTTCGCCGACTGCAACGACAAGTACACGGAAGAAGTGAACAAGCACGTGGATATGCTGTATTGGCAGTTCAAGCAGGTTCTCGACGATAACGGCATATCCCATTCCGCAGAGATTGCAAGGTTCGAACTTGCAAGGACATTGTGCGATTACTCCTGTATTCAGTTCGACGAAAGGATTAAAGAACTTCGGAAGAAAGATGCACGGTTTAACGGGTTTACGTTGGAATACCTGAAGCTTTCAAATGTGGCAAGGATGATGAACCTTGCTTCCGACTGTTTGAAAATCGGGAAAACGGTCAATATGAACACAGAGCGGTGCACAGCAGCGTTTGATGTGCTGGTAAGAAAGCTGTCGGATGCGGATAATATTGCCAACGCGATAAAAGTTTAGTGAAATGAAACCTATTTATAACCTTATAACCCTCCTCATGGACTGGCTTTCGGTAGAGGTCGGAGCGGATGAAGAGTGGTTCTGAATCAAGACATCATGGTGCAAAATGTGTGTTTCGGAAGACAATCGGGAACGGAATAAAAGGAAGAAATGAAAACAGTTAAACTTTCCAATTTAAAAGTCGGCGACCTTTTCATCCATAAAGGAACGGTGTACGAGATTATTACAAAGAGTAAGTGGACTTCCCTATGTAGGTATCTAAATGATAAATATCGCTTTGGTGGTTGGTGTCAATACTTGTATTGTGATTTTAGTAATTACACAAAAGTGGAAATTTAATATTAACATATTGATTATGAAACGAAGAATAAGAGAAAAGGTGCAGAAATACCAGCATAGATACAAATTGCATCAGTATTTGAAGTATGCCCGCCAATGGTGTTTTGCTCTGGCATATAAGGGTAAACTATACACGTTGTTAGACGATGGTAGAATTGTAAAGGAGAACAGTTGGTTATGAAGCGTTTAATTGATGCCATTATAAAGAAATGGTTCTGTTGCCACGAGTGGGAATACTTATTTGAGAGGAGAGTTGAAGTTGTTGATGATTGGGGCGATAGAAGTTGGTACACCGTCCGTCACTATTTCTGCAAGAAGTGTGGTAAATATAAGAAAATTAAAAGTCATTGATTATGAAACAGACAGTAGAAGAAGCAGCCCAAAGCATGGCTTACAATAAGATGCCAGATTGGGGAGGATTGCCAGCATTGGCGAAAAAATATTTTATAAAAGGTGCAGACTGGCAGGCAAAGCAATCTCCGTGGATAAGCGTTGAGGAACAGTTGCCAGAAGAAAATGAGAATATCATTATCATGTGCAAGCATGGCGCAATATTTAATGGCACATACTGTAATGGAGTATGGTTCTGTATGGACGGTTATATCAATGATATATACAAAGACAGTCCTATTTATACTTCAATGGGCAGTATACCTCCATTATGGGAGCCTGTGGCCTGGATGCCCATCCCCTCTTTCAATGAGATACTCGAAGCCAACAAGGATGTACTGGAACGGATTAAAGAGAAAGGAGATTGAATATGGAAATAAAGAACGGAATAATAATAGACGGAGTGCTGCATGAATTGAAGGAAACGAAACGTAATGATTGTTTAAAATGTTCGTTACGTGATTTATGTCAAAATGAGTTCGGAAACGGGTGTCTATGTTGGATTAATTTAGCTTCGGAATCAGAGATGACAAATAGTGAATTTAAGTATCGTGGCAAAGTGACAGATATTAAGATAGATAAGGAGGAATAACTATGGAAAATAGAAGAAAATTAGCGATATTAGTATTGTGTCGTTCTTATTTGCATGTTAATGGATTTATTACAGAGGCAGAAAATAGAAGAATACATAACAAAATTATGAAATGGCAAGATAAGAATAAGGTCTCTATTTCAGAGGCACAATTAGATTCCGTTGATTTCGTCTATGACGATAACGCTAAAGAGGAGGAATAACTATGGGATTTACAACACCATGTTTCATAAGAAAGAATACACCGGAGCTTCGGAAGGAGCTGGAAGAGTTGGGATATGAAATCCTTAATTCTGGTGATACAACTTTAGATGCACATAATTATGACGGCAAGGGAAGTCATAAAAGTATCGAAGAGGGAAAGGCTACCATAACGTCTTATGGTAATTTATATGGAGTGATATATGATGTAGATACTGTCACCAAGAAAGGAAGAATTGATTGCGGAACCAACGAAGAACTTTTCTTGGCTATTGCTGCATTAAGGGATGATACAGGTGATAATCAACTATTTACTAATGAAAAGGGCGATTGGGGTATATACCGGGATGGCTCTGACGGCGGTTTACCTGGAATGGATTTCTATGGGATGCCTAATGATTTTAACTTATCATATTATCACAAGGCTACCGTAAACGAACTGATTGAACACTTTAAAGTATGAAGAAAAAAATTATCATTTTGGCAACAGTTGCACTATTCGGGTGCAATAACCCTGGAGAATACCCTATAGAACACCGTACAAGAGAGGGAAGCATAACTTATCTCAATGATAGTATAGTAGTCATTTGCACCAGCATAGAGGGACTTGACAACTACGAAACGAAGATTATTAATTTGAAAAGACAATAGCCATGACCGAAGAACTTGTGACATTAGAGACTGCGAAGCTGCTGAAAGAGAAAGGTTTCGTTTGGGAGTGTGAACACATAATAGACCGCAATAAGGTTATTACAAAATATGACCTTCCGCAAAGTATGTCGTGTTGTACGGAAATAGATGACGAACCAGTTGAATTTTTGTGTCCAACATTGTATATCGCCCAAAAGTGGCTGCGTAAAATAAGAGGTGTGTATGTATATGTAGAACCTGTTATTGGAAAAAGATGGAAGCTTTCTTTTTGTGATTTCAATGTTCCAACAGAAGAAAGCGACTGGATGGAGAACGAAATAAACAAAGGGAATGGCTATAAAGTATATGTCACCTACGAGGAAGCACTGGAAGCCGGGATACAAGAAGCATTAAAACTTATATGAGAATGGACCCTGTTGTAAATGATGCTTATAGGCTTAGAAAACTTTTAGAAAAAGCAACGGGGCTAAAAGTATATAAGTCGGAACTAATAGCCAACTATTTTAATGGCTATCTAAGTATAGTACAAGAGTATAAGAATGAAACCAATCCGCACATTACAGTAGCACAAGGTAGCTGGTCGATAGAAAACGGTGGGGAGTATAAAATTTCACTCTATACACCTACAATCGTTATTAAAGGCAAGAGGATACTTAATACTCGTTTTGTAAAAGATGTAGCCTATAAGATAGTGGAAGCATTAAATGATGAATTTGGGGAAGATAATTGGAATACGTGCAATGAGGAGCAAAAGTGTTGGCTTCCCATGTCTCGAAACTCTTTCTATTTACAAATCCCAAATTTTGAGAAATATTAAAACTTATATGATTATGAGCAAAGGAATTTACACAAAAGAAAATGTAGGTAATGGTGTATTCATCTTTACCGTCAATAAGAATTTTGTAAAACCTAAATTTTGGGGACTGCATGAAGAAAACGAACAGGCACAATGTGTAGTTATTATCCATGATGGCAATGCTTTATTCTTCTATCCGGAAGATATGGATAATGATACCCATATTCTTCTTGATTGGGAGAAAGAGCAAACAGGAAAGATATATCCAACCACAGAAGAAGGCATGAAGGATACCGATGGAATAGGCAATACCAAAGCATTGGCTGCATCCGGAAGCGAAATTGCTGAGAAAGTCATAGCATTGGACTTATGTGGATTAAGTTGGCGCATTCCTACACTACAAGAGAGTGTCTTAGGGTATGAACATAAGGTTATGCTGAATGCAGCCTTAGCTATCTGCGGAAAACAACCAGTGAAAGATGACTGGTATTGGTGTTCTACGAGAAAAGGAAACAAACGCAATTTTATTCTCAGTTGGGGCGACGGTTTTAGATACGACAACATTCAGGACAGTGACGATTGGGTTCGCCCCGTGTCCGCTGCCTCTCTTAATTCACTTTAACCTTATAAATGATTACAACTATGGCAAAAGTATTTATAACAAAGTATGCCTTAACAGAAGGTATTAAAGAGATAGAAACAGATATTATTAGAAGTAGATTTGAAGATAGAGAATATGTAATTGATGGTTTATGTTCTTACTTCTGTATAGGGGAAAACGCATTCACCGATAAATCCGAAGCGTTGAAAAAGGCGGAAGAAATGAGGATTAGAAAAATCGCTTCTCTTCGTAAGCAGATGGAGAAACTTGAGAAATTATCTTTTAAAGTAGAGGAGATTTGATTATGGAACAAGAAAGAAAAATCGGAGAGGTATTTGAATATAATGGAGAAAAAATTATCGTGAAAAAAGATAGCGATTTTATATACGGATGCGATAAATGCGTCTTTAATGGTAGACCGGAATGCTGTAATTATTATTGCTTGTATTTTGAAAGACAAGATAAACAAGATGTGCACTTTGAAAAAGTGGAGGATTGATTATGAAAGCAAACCTTATTTTATTTCTTGCAATATTCATCATATCAGCATTACTCATCGGTCACTTCCGACTGGCATTCTCACCGTTCAGTGTATCCTTTCCCTATTGGCATAGGGCTGTAGGAGTTGTTCTTATCGTTGTAGGATGCTTGGTCTACAACATAGGTGAGCATGTATCCGGTTACAAGAAAGGACTGGATGAAGGTATGGAGATTGTTTTGAAAGAGTTAAAAAAAAGATACAATGAAGAAGATAATGTTCAATGAGATTTGGAAATCAATCACCCTAAATGAGTGCAATTTGGATGTATCAAATTATGGGAATGTTCGTTTTTCTAAAAATCATAAGAAAAAATCGTTTCATCTTAATAAATATGGTTATCCGACAATTCGCATTCAAAAAGACAGAAAGATATACACATATCGAATACACAGATTAGTCGCCCAATTATTTATTGAAAATCCCTATCCAGAAAAGTTCGATTGCATCAATCACAAAGACGAAAACAGACAAAATAATTTTGTTGAAAATCTTGAATGGTGCGATAGGTTATATAATATGAATTATGGAACTTGGAAAGATAGAAGAAAAAAAATAGCAACTCCTATGTTTTCGTTTACGAATTTGAATTAGTTGATTAACCATGAATAGAAAAGAATACCAGGAACGCTGCAAACATTACAGCCCGTACAGTGGGCAGTGCTATAAGAAATCGTTCATATCGGGTATAGCAAACAATGTGCATGTGAACATGCAATGTGACGGGAAATGTCCCCGTATGAGGAATTATGATAAGAGAAACGGAGTATTATCTGATAAAGAAGTTGTATGAGTAAAAAGAAAGTTTATATCAGCCTGCCTATCACCGGGCATAACATAGAGGACGTTGAAAAACGATGCAAATCCGCTTGCGAGTTGATAGAACAACTGGGATTTGATGCGGTGTCCCCATTAGAAGTATCTTCAAATCCTGATGCGAGTTACGAAGAGCATATAGGCAGGGATATTACCGCCTTGCTTCAATGCGATGCTGTGCTATTCCTTGAAGGTTGGCACCTTTCCAAAGGATGCAATCTTGAATATAATGCAGCTTATATTTATGGCAAAAAGATTATTGTTTCAGTAGGCGGGTTGAAACGTTACGCAAAAGAAATAAGCCATGAGCAAACTTTATAAATTCACCCTATTCGGGAAGCCAGTCCTAATCGGCTGGTTCTCCCATGCAGACAAATGGTATCACAAAATTGGAATAATATACTGACATGAAAATCATATTTCTTGATATAGATGGAGTTATTTCCACAGAAAAGTCACATTATGCACTTGATAAAGACGCGTGTGATTTACTTGGAAAGATTATAGATGCTACGGACGCCAAGATTGTTATTTCTTCGTCTTGGAGAAGAAACACGGTAGAAGATACAAAGGAAGAGTTGACAACTGTGAGGCCTTTAGTTCCTTTCCCATTTCCATACGCTGACAGAATTATTGGAGTAACCATAAGAGCGTATGCCTACGTTATACAAGGTGTTCACCTTGGTATCCCTCGTGGAGTTGAGATAAAACAATGGATTGACACTCATATCCACTCTGAGAACGGTGAAAATTGGAACTATAAAGAGATTGGGGTTGATTTTAATTACGTGATACTTGACGATGATAGCGATATGCTTCTCGAACAGGCTGAACACTTTGTCAAGACCGATACCTGTTTAGGCTTGACGGAAGACGATGTTGAACGAGCAATTAAAATATTGAACCAATGCGAAAATCAGAAAGAATAATCAGAGACAGACATTCCCGCATTCCGGACAAATACAAGAAGATTGACACTACGGTCAACGGGGATGTAGAAAGCCTTGCCGAACAACACAAGGAAGTGGAAAGAAGGCTATTCCCTCTACGCCTTAACAAGACCACTGTTATTTACGTCACAAAAGACAAACAGAATGAAGCATATGCAGCGAAAGCACGTAAACGGATGGGGATAACAGAGCCTAAGAAACCTTTCGTTGACCCACTTTCGGAAGAAAACATTACCAAGTTGTACAAGGAAGAAAATATACAGCCCCGCAGAATGGCAGAGATGTTGAATGTAAGTGTAAGGACGATATATCTAAGGTTGGCTAAGTATGGACTTACAAAAGTTAAATGCAGATAGTAAACTTACAGGCATACAGATATAACCCTCACCAAAACGGCAAGCGGTATAACCCAATGGAGAATCCGTTCAAAGCGTTCTAAACGTTCCATTGGATAACCCGGAAAAGGCGGCAATAGTCCATGTAAAGGACATTGTCCGCCAATTCAAGCAGTTCATCTATGTAATCCCTTTTTCGCATCACGTTCAAGTTTTCTACGTTGTTGGCGGTTTATACCATTTGCCGCGGCAAGGCTGTTCAGCGTCTCTTTCTGTTCGGGAGAAAGCATGTTATATACTTCTTCCCGGGATTTGCCTGATAAAATGGCTTGTACTATTTTCCACATAAGCTACGTCTGCAATGTTCACACAAAAATTTCTTCGCTACCGGGAACATCTTCTGTCCCACATATCCGCTAAGGTACTGCGCCTCTTCCCCGTATGGGTCGATGCCGAACGCCCGTGAGATATGCCGGCATAGATGCCCCTTTTCATGGTCGAAAGAGTTTTGAAACTCTGCCGGGGAAGAAGTAAGGGCTATAACCATTACGGTTTGCCTGTTTCGGATATTGGAGTAAGTGATACCCGTATTCAGATTGCAGGAGCGCATGTTCTTATAGGCATTCACCAAATCCAGCCCCCTGCATCCAACCCGCTGAAGGTCGGCGATGATACGGTCGGTATAATAGCAGTCCACCGCATAATATACCCTTACTTCCCAATCATAATCCGGTATGTAAAATTCCTGTATTATCATAGGCTACATCATCTGTTCCCACATGATAGGATTGCCGGAGCCTATGCAGTCGGCATAGAACCGAGTGAAAGGCATTCCATTGTAAGCGTCCACATCATCTATGTAATCCTTAATGAACAATGCGAGATGGGCTTCGTCAGTGATAGAACTTTTGTAGTAATCCGACTTCGCCATGTTTGCCACGTAAACACTGTCGTACCCTGCATCCTTCTCCAGGTTTACACTGTACTTTTTCAGAAGCTCCTCTACCTGCTCTTTGCTGATTGGCTCCAGCTTTTCTTCTTTACCCGTAGATTTATTTTCCATCTTCATGCGGGAAACAGCCCATAGGCACATCTTCTTGCTGAAATGCCATCCGTACTGGCTGAGATAGTCAGCCATTGCAGGCGGTATTCTGTCGTATGTATCTAATCTTTGTTTCATATTTTCCTGATTTTAAGTGATTGGCAAAAGAGGGGAATAATCCCCTCTCCATTACATGAACTCTCCGTTGGCGCGTCTGCGTCTGCGTTCGCCCATATCATCACCGTAAGGCTGTGAATCGCGGCGTTCGTTGTAAACCGGATATTCCGGGAAGTAACCCGGCATACGGCGTTCGCCCATATCTAAGCCGCCGCTATAGCTTCCACCGCGTGAACCACCGCTGTTACGATAGCCCATTTCACCGCCCTGCATCTCACGCATGGCTCTCTCGTAACCATGACGGCAACCCTCTCTATAGGCTTCTTCCATAGGATTACCGCCTCTCATACCGAAGTCACGGTCATATTCTCCGCGCCCTTCTTCCAATATTTCCCACATTCCCATATTATTTCTTTGTTTTAGATGTTTCAGCCACTCCGAGCTGTTCCATAAGCCGTTTGTTCAATTCCATAAGGTCGGACATGTTCTTGCTCATTTCTGCCATTTGCCCTTTCAGAGAGGATATTTCCTGTTCCTGACGTTGTTTCTCTGCAAATTCGGGGTTCAAGAGCGTCAGCATCTTATCACATCCCGCAATGACGGAATTGTGGAAGTCCATGCTGTTGATAATGTCTATGCTTTTCTGTTTCATAGAAGCGACCTCGTTGTTCATCGCATCACGAGAACATGACACTACGATATTACCGTTCTGTCCAAAGTCGGCTATATCCATGCCGGCAGGTAGATTTTGGAAAGTAGTGTTCTGCCCGTTGATACAGACAACGACATCCACAACCATTTCCATTTGGGGCAACTGTCCCATAGGGGGTGCCATAGGATATTTCGGCTTGGGAGCGGAAACGCTGACTACCGGACCGTATTCGATAAACGGGTTAGCATCCTTATGAAGTATATACAACTGGTTATTGGTACGAAGTGATTGAAACATATTGGTTTGATTTTAAAGGGGTGTGGCTATTCCCATTTTGGAAACAACCACAAAGCCCCATGTTAACTACTTGCTCTTTTGAGCGGTTGCTTCTGCTGTCGGAGTCGGTGCCGATGCGGTTGTCGGACGATACCCACCGTTAACAAGGAACAGTTCGTTGGTGTACTTGTTATAGTGGATTTCGTAGATACCCGTTCCGGCAAGGTTGCCGACAGTTACCGGCTCATTGTTGTAAGCCAGCAACGGTCTTGTATCCCCGTTAGTCCCTATCAGTATCGGGAGTGTAGCAGTCGTGCCGGCTGGTATCGCCTGGCGGAGACTGACATAGAAACCGCCTACATAGCTTCTGTTACGGAACGCATGGTTAGGAAGCTCCAAAGTCACGTTCTCCGTGCCGACCGTTACGGCTACCGTAGGAAGGGTATTGAAATTAGCCCTTCCAATAGTAGGGAACGGGAAGCCCCAATTATTAAAAGGAAATAATGCCATAATCTTTTGTAATTTAATTGTTTATTACTATATTTACAATCGGGATAGGTTGGAGTCATGACCAACTGATAAGGGTAAACCGAAGCCCTTCCCATTTTTCAATTTTCGGCATCATTTAATTCGGTAAAATCAATGACAAACGAAGAATTTATCAAAAGTGTATCTCTTGAAGGTGAGGAATGGAGGGATGTAGTCGGATATGAAGGTCTTTATAAAGTTTCTTCATTTGGACGGGTTATAAGATTGTCCTACCAATCAAAGAATGGAACTTGTGTATTTACTCATGCCCCATCCCTATTAAAAGGATGGAATCATTATGGCTATCATTATATGAAATTAGTAGACCATAATGGGAAGTACAAATCAATGTTTGTACATCGCATAGTAGCAAATTCTTTTATACCTAATCCAATGAATTATAAAGAAATAGACCATATTAACTGTGATAGAAAAGACAATAGAGTATCAAACCTCCGTTGGTGTAATAGGTCTCTAAATATGCTAAACCCTTTCACAAGAATTAAAAACTCTGTCAATAAAAAGGGAATTAAAACATGGAATACAAGACCCGTAGTAATGTTAAAAGATGGCGTTTTGATAACTAAATATGATTCAGCCTGTTCAACAGCAAAAGATGGATTTATACAAACTCATGTTAGCCGTTGTTGTAGAGGCATTGCCAAACAACACAAAGGTTATCAATGGATGTATCTTTCCGACTGCGAAACCCTTATCAATAAGTCAAAGAACTCTTTACCTAATGGCTAATTATCCCCAATAATTGTTGCATCCGCACCCACTGCGTGCATATACCGAATCTCCCATATATGCACCGTAGGCGGCCGCACGAGCTACCTCCGGATTAAATACTTGCAATTGCGGGTATGGCACTGCTACTGTAGGCGGCATTGAACAGCGGATTTTATCCACCTCTCCCTGCAATGTTTGTAGACTTGCTACTATTGGAGCAATTTGTTGCGTTACGTTTCCAAGAATAGTTGCATTCTGATTACGCTGTGAAATTTCACCTTTTAAAGTAGAGATTTCAGCGTCTTTAGCAGCCAACGCTTCTTGCTGACGACGCGCCTCTGCCGCATCCATTTTTGCTACAAGTGCTTGGAAACCTTCACGGTAAGCGTCCGCTAAAGAACGCGTATTCCCTTCCATTGTGCGTGTAAGCGTATTCATGTTTTCGCAGCTTGCTAAGCGGCTTTCATACCCTTGACGCTCAATTGCTGCTTGATTTTTGCAGCAGCAGTCTGCAATCTGAGTAAGAACAGCCTGATTTCCGGACTGGAATGCGTTGATGATTTGCTGGCTTGACATGCCCACCTGATTTCCTACATTGGCGATAAGTCCCTGGATGTTGCACAGGGCGCTCTGTAACTGTTGGGTAGAGCAGTTCAAAGAAGAAGCAAGCTGGTTGATGGCATTGCCATTGCCCTGAATGGCTGACATCAGGTATTCACGACCGACATCACCGTTAAGCTCGGCAGGCAGACCGCCACCATTGCCAAAGCGGTTGCCGAAGCCGTTGCCGCCCCAACAGAACCACAAAAGGATAATCCAGATGAACCACCACGAGCCGCCCCATTGGTCTTGGCTGCCACGTCCCTGGTTCAGTAAAGCGAGAAGTCCGGGGTCTACACCCTTGCTTCCCATCAAGTTGGGCAACATAGCCATGATGTCGAATTTGCTTCCGCCACCATTTCCGTTGTTCCCGTCTTGATTGAAGACATACGTTCTTTCCATAGAGATTTATATTTTGTATTACGGTCAAAATCAACCGCATCACAAAAGTATAAATACCGATACTGCCATGAAATCAGTTGTTTCCCAACGCTTTCCTAATGTTTTCCCAATATATTCTCAACATTTTCCCGCCTTCCATACGTTCCTGGAAATTGGAAATCATGTAGTTTATCGCGCGTTTGGTCTTGTGGATTTTAGGAGCTATCTGTGAAGGGTACATTTCCCTTTCGACAAGCAACTGTACAAGCAAATAGCGGGCGTCTACGGTTTCCGTATCCTTATCCGAAGATAGTATTCGGCTGGCGGGTATTTCGGTCTCCTGCGCCACAAGATTGATTGTTTCGGCAAAGATTTCTGACTTACACATAGTTTTTCTGAATTTTATATTTATCTTTGCCCTGCCACATAAAACATGAGATTAAATGAACAAAGCATAAGATAATGCGTTGAAGATATTAAAGCCTCCAACGTGCATTGTCTTATGCTTATCATGTTTTTATGTGGCAATATTAACGTGAAACGTTGGGGGCTTTCTTTATACTCTAAGCCCCCGAAAGAGTGTCAGCTACAAGCCAACTTCTACATCGTTAATTTCTTTTTTACCATACAAATAGATTATAACTTATTCCTGCGCCTACGTACATGCCGCCCGGATAACCATACCCAGCCTGCAACCCTAATCCCCAACGCTTCTTCTTCGGCTTGATGGGAACCGGATGGTAGATGTCATTTGTCACCGTCTGATAAACCGTCTTCGGATACACAGTCATACTATCCAGCCGTGGGTCTACATATCCGCTCACCACCGCACGATACAGGCTATCTTCATACACAACCCGTTTGCGATGAAGCAAGGTATCGCCTATACGTACTGTGTCATTCGGCAATATCTGCCAAAAGACCGCTATCGGTGCGGAGATAAGAACCGTGTCAAGTTTGACAACCGTCTGTATCTTTGTTTCGGTACGTATTTCTGCCGGCAAAGGCTCGAACGGGCGGAGCCACGCCACCACACAAGCGATTGCCAGCAATACAACTAATAGCCAGGGTAGTTTTTTCATAACCTCAACAAATAATGATTTACAACCATACCTGCACATATTGCGACAGCTCCACACAGCAAGTCTATTTTGTTCCACTTGCCGTTATAGTAGTGGCAACGGTCGCTGTTCTCCTTGATAAAGAGCATCAGCAGTGCAGTGCTGCCACCGAATACTATGGCGGTGGATAGATAGACCACCGCACCTAAGATGTTATTTTTCATACCATAAATAATTAGTAAAACACTACACTGTAGAACCACTGGCATCTACCCATGAAGAACCGTTCCACCATATAGGTTTACGCAGGGTCACATCAAAAAATTGAAAACCATTATCTGCATTGCCAGGACGTTGTGAAGTAACTCCTACATTTAAATATGGAATTGCGAGAAAATCAGTAAGCGGACTTTTTAAATTCCCATTCGTTGACATCAAGACTCCCTGATTGTAAAAAAAAATGCGGGTATAAAGTTTTGTCCGGTATGTCGTCCTTTACTGGTTTCCACAGCAATACCGATGTCTTCATACTTGACCAGGTAGAATCATGTTCACCGATTAGCGCACAGTCTGAAAAATCCTGAAACGATAAGGTTTCAACGTCATTAACCGAACTGAATCCAACAACAACTTCTTTTTTCCCGTTAGGTGACTCTCTGTATATCTCAAACCCATAGTTCTTACCTGGGTTTATATAGAAATATGGCGTTTTCTCTTTATCACTATCGGTAATATCTATATTAAGAACACGTTTGGCAATAGGTATATTTTCTCCACACAACAGATATATTGTATATTTATAACTTCCATTTCCCCTATTATTAATAATATTACCGATATCCCTTAATTCAATATTTCCTCTGTTAAAAGCGTCCATAACATACTGACGCATTCCTAATGAAGTCGTTCTATTATAATTATAATAACAGGCTTTGTACCAATTTGTATCAACCAATGTCCCCCCTATCCTACAGTTGAAAAACACGCAATTCATATCCACAATATCAGTATTATTCAAAAACTCAGGCATTGTCATATCTCCGGCTTTATCCCATAACCCTCTAAAATAACAACCAATATATGTTACACCTTGATTTTCACTTAATATCCTGCTATTCATATAAAAATAGCAGCCTATAAAGTTGGCTTGAATGAAACCTCCACTACCTTCAATTGTAACTCCGCTGGCTTCCCAGTGACAGCCGGTAAAATTAGCTTTGATTTTTTGAGTTAATGCTATATTGCTTTGTATGCAATTAATGAAGTTAGTATACAGTCCTCCTCTGAATGTACCTAACTTATAATCAAAAGTCCTTTTTTCGTTATATCCTCTGAATTCATTTACCGAATTAAATATCCAAGCATCTCCCGCTAACTCCTGTCCCTCATTCATTTTGGATATAGTACCATCCCTTAACACCACATTTATAGCATCAAGCCGGTATGTTACATCTGAATAGGTGTCCTCCCATGAATAATAAATGACATTATGCCAACGCATAACATCAATATATCTATCAGCCAATGCCAGTATATAAGGAGCCCGCCTTATACTAATATTGTCCAAACGTACAGGAGCCCCACTGATTATGACAGGAATTTGCCAATTACGGTATTTCGTATCGCTGCCTTTAGACATGATAAAACCTTCTTTGATTGAAAGCCCGATAGAAGAGTATGCCGTTCTCCAATCATTTATTCCATCATTCATGTTTATGACAATATGGAAATCTATGAAAGAAGACATATTCATGTCAATCGACAATTCATTCAAAATCTTTGCATCTATGTCTTTGGTAAACAGATAAGTCTTCTTATTGGAACATCTTATACTGCGACATATCCGCACGATTGCATTAAATGCATCAGAGCTGTCTGTTTTACCGTCGTTGGACGCGCCAAACCATTCCGGCATTAAGTATTTGTTTTCTACATCCCCTTTGATATTCAACGCATTTAAAAAAACGCCCCCATTAAATTTTAGAATACACCCTTCAGGAATGCTTATCTCAGCGCCATCCAAATCAAAATCATACCTGATTTCGTATATAGTATCAGGCTGATTTATCATTTCCTGCGTAAGTATATTTTTACCGTCTATAATATTCCTGCGCAATATTTTATACCCCTTGCCGCTGAATCTGTCAGGACTAAAAGGGCGGTCGGCAAATTTTAAAACACTTAAGTTTTCCCCTTTGTCTACAGACACAAGGTCCTCGTCGTCCGCAAGACCGGAACCGATAAAACTCTTTAGGGTGTTAGGAGTAGTAGAACCATTTTCCCTGCCTTCTTGAAATGGAAACTGCTCATTACCCGTCAAAACGTCTCTTTTGGGGAGTTGTCCAATTTGTTGTCCTTTTTCTGTTTTCTCTTCCATACTACTATTTATTTTTACTTGTAAGCAATATCGGCTTTCCGTTAGTCAACAACAATGGAGCGTCATTGGCTAATAATAAAGCCCCTCCGTCAGGAAATGGATGCGGCTTATTCCCGCCAGCACCGGGAAACCCTATGGTAAGTATGCTGATTACGGGAATGCCGATTATAGGAATGCTGATGTGAGGGGTAGTGATTGGTTTCATAGGCTATCCCTCTTTAATCATTTTGGCTTCTGACACTTTCGTAGCACTTCTTATTGTAATTTCCATACCTGCCGCTATGCCAATAAGACGAAATATCACATTGGGAGCCCCTAAGGCTTGATTGGCATTTGGGGAAAGCGGGATAGGATTCATGCCTTCAATATTGGCAAATACAGTCACCATTCCGCCCTTGTTCTTTATCTGTATGGTAACGGGATTGCCGTCACTGACAAACGTTGCGTAATACGCTGTTTTGCCTTCTTCTTGTTGAAATGATAAAACTTCTGCTGCCATGATGTTTACTTTTTAGAGTTATTCAAATAGTTCACAATTCCCTGCACATGCAAGTCCACTATTGCCCGCTTCCCCTCTTCCGATAATAAGAAGCCAACATCTTCCTTATTGTCTTGGAATAGGTTCTCTGTAAGGACTGCCGGGCACTTCGTGTGCTTCAAGATGTAGAATCCGCTTTCCTTATCAGGGTCGCCATCCGTCATATCCTTGCGTATCTTCATACCTGGCAAAAGTCGTCCGGCTGCCGCATATAAGCTATCAGCTAATTTATCGGCTTTCGTCTGACCTGCCGAAGTCCACGCTTCCCAACCACGCGCCTGCATCCATTCAGAGCCGCTTCCCGCTGCATTACAGTGGATGGATACGAGAATTACTTCACTTGCCTTGTATTCGTTTGCCCTGCGGCAACGCTCCGATAAGGGAACGTCTATTTCCTCTTTGACGATACGTTCGGCATCAACGCTTTGTTTGCGCAATTCCGCTTCCAAACGTGTGGCAATCTCACGGGCATACGCATATTCTTTCAATCTTCCGTCCGGTGAACACTTGCCCGGAGTGTTACTTCCGTGTCCGTTGTCAATCAATATTTTCATTCTGCACGTCCTCCTTGAAATATTTGTCATAAACCACACGAGCCACCCATCCGGCGACAACGCCGACACCGAATGATACAACAGTAGTCAAGTTCACCCAAAACGGAGTGTAGTGCATGTAAAGCATAACTCCCACGATGATAGCGATAACAATCGCTGCGATAATCAGTTTCTTTTTCATTTTGTTACTCCTTATCTTTAGTTATTATTTCATTCATATCTTCTTTCTCGACATCGAGCACTTTCTTTCCGAACAATCCCAACGCTTTCAGTAAGTTGAAATTATATCCCTTTGGCTTCAAGATATTGCTTATGATAGAGCAGAACTCTATGAAGCAGACAAACAAGCATGAATACACATCAATATTCCATTTATTGCCGGAAGCAATGTTTATCATCACCACCATACAAACAAAGGCAAAGTATGTCACCATTTTACCCATAGTACGGCGCACAGCACTTGAAAACCGAAATTCTTCACCCAATAGCAGGCATTTCCTTATCCCGAACATTAAATCGCATACAACGACTGAAAATGTTACTATCAGCCACGGTATCATGTGTTCCAATGACTGTGCAATAAAACTGCTTGCTATTACCGAGAAACCACCCGGTATGCTTTGGGTAATAATGTTATTCTTCATCTTATCGTTATTTGTCAATTATTCATATCTTGCCGTAGTATCTGAACCACGCTCCCCATTTACGTTCTTTCAAGTAGTTCGGATTGTCCTGGTTGAGTTTGGCTTCCATCTCAAATGCGCTCGCTCGATAGGCGTTGGCGTTTACCTTACCGCTGCCTATTATGTTGTCTGTAAACAGGTGGTACACGAAGCTTACAAACCATTCTGCCAAATAAAGAATGTAGTAGAATAGCGGGATAAGGAGCAACCACCACGCACTGACATGGAATGCCAGCAATATGGACGGGATAGCCGCTATCTCCATACACTCGAAGAACTGTTTCTGATGTGTCCGTTCATGGCGTATGATTGTTTCGGACAACTCTTTCAACTTCGTAAGGATAAAGCCGAAGAACATAATTGTTGTGTAGTCGCCAAATAGGATAAGTTTGGCTAATTTGCTGTTGTAGTAGATTGTTTTTATATACATCATCTTATTTATTCATTATAATCAAAAATAAAAATTACATAATCTAAATCATCATAATCGTTCTCAGCAAAAGCATTAATGTAGCTTCCAGGTTGACTTATATCTTCTCTAACTTCAATTGGTTCATTTTCTTCTCCTGTGAAATGCCATTTATAGATTTCTAAAAATCTAATAGGAACATCGTTTTCATTTTGTATATTAAAATTAAAATTACTACCTACACCATTAGAATACCAATCTATTTTACCACTTTCAACAGTAGTTAACTGTCCACTTCTATATAGACTAATATTATGTGAACTAAGATTAGCTATTATTAACATTCTTGTACCATATAACGTATCAGAAGGTGGTAAATAGGTTAAAGCATCATATAATTTGCTCCAATCAAATTCTTTGCCTGCAATCAGCTTATCTCCAGCAAATAGTCCTGAGGTCAATTCTCCTATTTTTAACATAATCATTATCCTTTAATCGGTTACACAATATGCTGTATTGGCATCCTTAGAGCCAATAGCCTCGTACTCGGCAGCGGTTTTCTTGGTGATGGTGGTGAGGTTGTCGGAAGTAATAACGTCTGTAATTACAATCTTATTGTTATTGCTTGTTTCCGATACATCATAATAGTATATATAGCAGGATTTTAATGTTGAACCGTAACCAAAAGTAAACAGTAATGCGTAATATCCATTTCCTGCTTCTGCCAAGCAATACTGAATATTTGCATTTATGATATAACCAAACCAAGCTCCAGCCGTATCGTCAAAATGTCTTGTGCTAAATTTAAGACCTGTATAATTTCCATCAGAATAATTTTCAGCAAAACTTCTAAAATTACCAAATAATTCATCAGCTAAATCCTGTACGGTTTCTCCTGTTATGACAGTGTTATTAATCCATTTATTGAGAATAGTACCGTCTACATCTCTAACAAAAGTTTTATCATCCACATACTTCTTCGTAGCGGGATGATAATCCTGCGTAGGCGTGAACTCCGTTTCATTGTCTTTGGTGAGCACATCAGACTTTTCGGGAACTTCTACCCAACCTTTATTTTTACGACCGTAGGCGTTACCGTTAGAGGGGGCTTCGGTCATCAACGGAGTGGTATTAAGAAGGCAGGATGCCACACCGTTGACTATCTGAATAACCATTTGCGCTGTTATATTGACAGTCCAAGCAATCAATGAAAGTGCCATGTTATTATCATCGGTATAAACGACACTTACTGACGAAAATACTATTTTACTTGCACTGTTTATGTCATTGTCCGAAGCTACGACAATACAATCTTCTGTACTCTTTATCTCTTTTATTATGTCTATTAAACTTTGTTTGCCGCCAAAAACTTCGAATATTTCTTCGGATGTAGATTGGTCTGATAAACTTGTGGTTGCAGCAGGAATAACTACCACATTCCCAGAACCGCCGCCCGCTATCTTCCCTTGATTAGCCCAGTCACCGTTCACCCATGCGTAGTAATCGTAAGGAGCTTCAGTACCTACGGCCATGAACCCGTCAACTGCCGAACCGTCGGGAACGGCGGACTTCAAGGCTTCAAGGGTGGCGTATTCGCCGGCTACGCGGAAGGGAGCACCGGGATTGCCGCGGGGAATGGCAAAGTTGATTTTGTACTTCGGATTGCCGTCACTGTCCACTCCATCCTCTGATATGGTAGCCGTTGCCGTTGACCCGGCTTCAAGCGTGGATATTGTGCCCATTGAAAACTGTGGCGTCTTGCCCGTGAAACCGATAGCACCGGACATATCGACAAGGAACTCGTAATTGCCGCCAGCCTTGACATACAGTTTTGCATTGTCCGGGTCTTCGACATCACCCGTGTTCACCAATACGAAATCACCCTCCGCAATGTCCGGGTTGCCCTTGTCGGCTTCCAGCTCGGCTACGGAAGCATATACCTTCTTGATAGAGAAAGCATCGCCTTTGGTGTAGATGTCTGTCTTGTCGTATGCTTGGGCGGTCTTGTTCCATTTGTAGACATAGTGGTCTTGTCCGATATAGGTAGGATGTTCCGCGGTGTCGTTGGCATTGGCCGCTGCGGTATCAGCAAGCACCGCCTTTTCATTGGCATTTGAGGCGGCGTTGTTTGCGGATTGAGTAGCCGTTTCCGCTCCTTCTTTAGCTGCGTTGGCATCGGATGCAGCTTGTGCCGCCAACTCTGCTTTCTCATTGGCGGTATTTGCGGCTGTCTGTGCTGTGGTGGCATTACTTTCTGCTTTATCGGCGGCTTCGTTTGCCTTATCGGCAGCTTCCAAAGCAGGAGCGGCTAATAATTCAAGTGGAGCACGTACAATAATCTCCTCTCCATCTTTCTCTTGATATGCAGGTAATGATGTGATACCGTCCAAACTTTCCGCTTCTGGTACATCACCAACGCCTTGTGAATCTTTTTTTAATTCATCTTCTATTTCTCGTAAATCCTGTTCAGTCCAAGCCATAATTATTATTGTTTATCGGTTACTTCTTCCGGTTGATTGGCGATAGCACGATTTAGCGCGTCAATAAAGAAAGGTTTGCAGAAAGCGTTTGCATACTCCTGTATCAAAGTCACTTCCTCATCGGTATATTCTGTTTCTTCACCGGAATTATATATCTTCATAGCAAGTGCATGTGATGCGATACCGTTACCGTTACGGTATAGTACATTAGCAAAATCTTCCCGGCAATCCTTGTTCTCACAATGTTTGCGTGCTATGTCTGTCGCAATCAGCATCTTTTCAAAGTTTATCTTTTTCATAATCTATAATCGTTATTCGGTTTTGTTTACAGTCCATGTTGAATAGTTCATCTTATGGAATATTGCTAAACGATATTGGTTTTTGAATGCCCAACGGGTAGTGCTGCTACCGTTTAAAGTTCTTATGGTTTCTCCATTTTTGGTATTAATCCATGCATCTCCATTCGTGTTTTGAACGAATATAGTGCTGCCCATTTGCCCAAATCTTCCTTCACTGGAAGACGGTAAATAAAAATCATAAGTACCGCCGCCTTGATTCATACACCAAGAACAATTATATGTTCCACCGGCAGAAATTGTATTTGAGTTTAAAATCAATGGGCAAAAACCGTTTAAAATAAGTGCGGAATTATTTAAAATAGCAGGAGCTTCATCTAAATATATTCCAATTCCGCCATATGAATTTCCACTATGTATTTTTAACCCGCAAAAATCAGACGTGTAACCTTTAAGTCTGATTGTCGTATATTTTTCTGCATCTAAAATACTTTCCTTTTGCAATCCAAGTCTTGCTGATATTTGCGGATTAATTCTTTGATACGAAATACCTTCATTGCCTAATACCATGCGCATGGCATTATATCCGCTGCTTATGACAATGTTACCGTCTGATATGCTAAAGTCTCCAATAAAACCCTCATCAGCATTTATCTTTCCCGAAAAATTCCCGTTTTCAGCAACCATATTTTTAGCTATCATGGTGCCATCCGTATTAATAAATACGTTACCATTAGCAGAGACGGAACCTTCCAATCTGATATGTTCTGACTTTAGCAATATTTCATCCGCCGACACATTAAACAAGGACGAGGCTTTTACTCCGTTTTCAAACTCTGCTGCCGCCCAAATTTCGACACCATCTGCAGTGGTTAACCATCCTGCGCTCTTGCTTTCAAGATTGGATGTTCTTTCCGCTACCGCTTCAATCTTTTCATTGGTTTGGCTTAGCTGGGTTTCAAACTTTGTTATCATGTCCTCGTAGGCATTATCGGTCAACGCCAACGAATGTATGTATATGTCCCCTGTAAACTTCAACTCAAAATCGCCCGTTCCGTCCCATGTGCCGGAATACTCCTTTATTGTATATTCTTCACCCGGTTCGAGCTGTTCGGTGAAATGCAGGCTCTGACCGGGAAAGCCTATCGTAAGAGTTCCTGCTGTAATCACCTTGTATTTAAAGGAGATAAAGAACTTTCTCGGTTCTTCTCCTTCCTCATAGGTCGGCTTATTGGCTAAATCAGCATTTGACTGTTTTATTCCGGAAGAAAGAATACGAAGCACGTTTCTGTCTCCATATCGTACTACTGCCGCCATAGCATCCTTACGGGAATAGAACTCCCCATTCACCAATAAGAATTTTCCGTTTACGGTGAAAAAGTGAATGTCGTTCTTCGCTTCCCAACCGTTCGTATTGGATGCGAATGCCGAGTTGTACAGGTAGTTATCCTCTGCCTGTATTTCGTCAAGCACTTTGGAGATTTCCGAATAAATAAGGTCTTCCAATATCTGGAACTGGGTCATAATGTTTATGCCTGTTTTCAGAATAAAATCACCCATGAACTTGTTGCCTTGCGGGCTGATAACCGTCACTTCCTTACCCGCCATTGAATAGGAATCTATTCCGGCGTATTGATGGATACTTGGCGCATCATCACCATACACAGACAATGTTATTGCATTCTGACGCTTCTTGTCTGTTCTGTTTCCGAGTTGTACAAGGCTGTCACCTTCCTGCGGTATGTCACTACCGGCATCACAGTCTGTCTTGCTTAAATCAATATAATCCTCGCCAACACCTACACACAAACGCCAGTAATAACGGTTGGAAACATTCTCATAGACACCCGGTTTGATGTTAAAGTCTTGAAACCGTACCTGGTCGCCTTCTTTGAATGGGTTCTCAATAGCCGTTTCTCCATCATCCACCAAAAGATAGCAACGCCAAAAATCCTCATGCTCTTCCACCGTTCCGCATTTCATTCCGGCGGCGGTAAACATGTAGTTACCCCCTGCATAAGAGAGTTTCTTTATCTCCAGTTCAGAGAACATCGCTTTGATGCGGACAAACAGTTCATCTACTTCAATGTAGGATTTACCCGTCTTGCTGTCTACTTTGATGACAAAACCCTCACCGAGAGCACCGGAAGAAAAGTTCATGGACTGGATGTAGTCTGAAAATAATCCGCCTAAGAACTTTATTAAAAATCCAGCTTCGTCCGGTCTGTCTTTTCTTATAAAGAACTTGGATAAAGCCTCTATATCAAGAGCCTTAAAGTAGACAATTCGGTCGGCGGAAGTCCTGATGAACAGTGCTGGGTCGGCATCTGCGACGCATATATATATTTCCCCGAGATTCAGACCTTGTAAATGCTCTTCATCACTCGGAGATAAAGCAGGGGGAGCTGCCTGATTGTTTTCATTAAGAGCATCACCAAACCATAATATTTTACTAAGCCTTTTTTTCATACCTCAACCTTATCAACATTAGTAAATGCAGCTTTTTCTGCGCTGAATTGCAACATCTCTCCATCTTTGGCGTGGTCTATCAGGAATGCGGGGAAAGAGGCGGAAGAACCAGCTTCAGGAGAGCCGCCAATACCTGCAATATCGTTATTCTGTAATTCAAGAGCCATATTTATATGGAACAACTGGCTATCTTCAATAACTTGCGTCATTTCCGGAACAGAACTTTCCGAACGGACATATCTTGTCCCGTCAATTTCCACCATAGAAAGGCATAAAATACGGTTTATGTGTTTTGCAAACCAATAAGGGACACCGTTTGAATTTCCTATTGTAAGATTATATACATCATAAGGTACTGCGTATAATTCTTCTATCTCTTGCATTTGGTTGCGATATTGCTCATTATCTATTCGAGGGGAATATCCTCCAGGTTTAAATCCTGCTTCCACACGAAAATTAAATACTTGCTGAATATCATCTACCCAAAATATGTTATCAAAAGCGGAGTTATTGCTTTTATGGGAATAACGGATAAGCACAGTTTCCTCTAACAAGTCATCAGAGGAGCATACGATAAAAGGTTCTGATGTATCTTCGTTGATTGTAACCGTATATACGGCATCCTCCAAGTCTCGAAGAATGGCGTAATACATCACTACATTGTCATTATGATTATATGTGGAAAGTGATATTGGTGTAGAATTTCCTGCGGCAAGATTGTTCAGGCTCGCTGAAACTTCCTCAGAAGCATTAGTGAATACCTGTATATGGATTTTATCAGAAGCGTGGAACTTCTGAATATAGTCCATATCAAGCCCAAACTTATCTTTTACAGGTGAGAAAAAAAGAGGGCAAACATCACCAACTTTTACCATGTCTTTTCGTCCTTTTATAGTGATGTGCAACTTCACACATCATGCGCAAATATACATACTATTTAGACCAATTCCAAATAATACATTGTAAAATAACGAGTGCCTGATAGACTTATATGAAATCTCCTCATCTATTAATCCACACTCTTGACTATCAAAGAATATTTTACCGCTTCCGGTCGTCCATAATTATAGCTTGCACTTTTTACGTAGCCTTTATAGATACGCCCGTTCTTTTCCACCCGAATGTAACCCGTCAAGTCTGACGGTATTTCCAAATCTCCGGTCTTGACGGAAAGTTCTCCTACTGTGAACAGTTTGTTTCCCAATACAATACTCGACCTTTCGCTAACTCCATTGATTGTCACATCACTGTTACCGTCAGATGATGTAAACTCCAACGCGTTGGCAAAAGCACCTATATACCTTGCGTTTGCTTCAATCATAAGCCTTTGGGAATACATGGCATTGAACATAGTAGAAGGAGATATGACACCGGATATTGTATATCCATCCCTTACAAGCTTGTATTTTTCTCCGTCAAGTGATGCTCCAACAAAGAATATATCATTATCACTGTCGCTATCAGTCGTATCTTCACCTCTTTTTTCCGCAAGAAATTCCATACCATAAGCATCGGCTCTATATGGGCTAACTAATTCCAATACGTTATCTGTCAATGTAATGCCGGTGGTGTATTCATTGGTAAAGCGGAATTCATCGCGACCATTTACACTGTCGTAATCCTGTTTGTCATACCCGACTTTTACCCCCGAATAAACCAGTCCGGCATTCACATTGTATTCCAAATCGGAAGTGCTGTCCTGCAAGTCCTTTATTTCTGTATCTTGGAATAAAGTATCACGATGAACAAATGTCACCTTCTCGTCACCGATTACAGGGACAAACCCAAATTCCGCGCTCATCCAATTGGCGAATTTGGTATAAGATGTATATATTTTGGCATTGGGAAGTCCTCGTATGCTTTCTGCCGGAACTATCATCGCCATGTCTAAACGCTCATCTACTCCGGTGGCGATTTCACCCGTTACATTGTTCTTATCAGTTATAGACCTCAGTAAACGGTTAAGCAATACTTTAGGACTGATACAATCTATTTTTACAGATTTTCCACGCTCGGAAAAACTTATATTTAACGGTGTGTCAAGACTGTTGAATTTAAAATTAACGGGAAAATTTTGATATATAGGGTCAGATTTTGCAAGTGCTATATTGAAATTAATCATCTCACCTGGAGATATTGTCAAATTCTCATCAATATCGACAGTGTATGTATTAAATGTTTGAATTGTAGCGGATTGATAATATATTTTAAGCTCTTTACTATTTTCATTATAAGAGGAAAGCCGTATATATATCGGGAAGGATACGCCTGGTCTCTGATACGTAATGAATACACTGAATTTTACTTTTATTCGTATGGTCAAATCCCTGTCAGATATATTTTTGAACAGATATTCTCCGAATAGACTTTCCGTACTTTCAAATCGGTTTTCAGCCGTATCAAAAACCTCTACAATGTCCTTTGTCGCAATTTCCGGTTGTCCTAACATATAAAAAGGAATAGTATAATAAGCATTAGGATAAGCAGTCATTACATGGGAAACATTAGGCTCCTCTGCGTCACTTGGTATAGACCATTTTATATCACTGTTCATCAACAATCTGTCATAATCCAAAGGTTGGGACTCCTTTATTTCTTTTACCGGATATTCATACTGCGTGCCTTTCTTTGCTTTAATCAAGCTTGCGAGACTGTTGTCGACGGCATTTATTTCGCACGTCGTATCATTGTAGGAAAATGTGGAGTAGTCCAAAGCGCATCTGAACTTTTCATTTAACAGCCATGAGTTATTCCGGGTATAAAACACGAGTGTTGCGGATGAGTTCAGGTAATTCGACAAATATTCTTTCAGCAATAGCGAATAAGCGCCGTTGGCAAACTCAAATTTTGTGGAAAAACTACGAACAACTCCGTCATAATCCCCTCTCTTGAAAGACATCTCTACATCGTCCCAATTAACAAGCTCATTTGTGGCGTCATATGTCATTCCGCCTATCAACAGTTCACATCTGTAATACATATCTATTTCTTTTTTGAAGTTGAACGTATCATGGCATCTATGTCATCACACATACGCCTGACCATATAGGCATATTCTTTGGCGGAGAACGTGTTTTCATCAATGTGCATTTTTACATGAGACATTAAAGAAACGCGTTCTTTGGTAAAATATTCCCTATCCATTTTTATTTTCCCTATATCCGGAGATGTTTCCTGCAATTTTGCAAGGCGGTAATTGTCAGAAGCGGAAACGCTGCTTATCCGGTTCTTTATCTTATCATGTTCGTCCTCTCTGAATTTATAACCCAAAGCAGACATGACTTCTACAGCATCACTCCAGTTTCCGGAAGAAATGAGTTCCTGACATATGGCAAGGCAGTTTAATCGGATTTGAATTTTCAGCACTTCATTTTTCCGGTTTATTTGGGCGGAAACAGACTTTCCCCCTATTATTGATAAGTATTCATTGCATAGCTTCTCGGCCGCCAAAGCCTTTTCTCTGATACTATATCTTCCGCCTTGAACAACCTTATCAATATCCCCCAGGAATATGTCTATAAAGCGGGAAAGGCATATTTTGTTTAAGTCATTATATATCATATCTTATACTCTGCTTGAAATCCAATTATAATCCGCAATATGGTTGGCTTTCTTCATAATCCGACCAATGTTCTGCAATTGTTTGGTATTGCTTTCCATCTTTCTTTCAAGTCGGCTGTAATCGTTGTTTACATTAACAACAATCCCCTCTTCTCTCATATTCTTTAGCTTTTGTTCCAATAAACCATAATCCGATGTAAGTCCTCTACGGTCATAAATATATGATAAATCAGGGATTACCTGCGCATGCGCCGGAAGGTCTACCAATGTCGGCTTATCAGGAGTGATAAAAAGCCCGTTATTAGTTACGATACCCTCTTTCTTGCCGCCATCACCTACTATTGCCAAACCGCCGGGATGGTCTTTTGTCCCTTTGGCGTATTTGGGAATGGGCTGGGCTATTATGGTCGCCAAGCTAACTGCTCCTTGTGCTATAATTAATGGGATTATCCCAGGAGCAGCGAATGGATTAGTCCATGCTTTCATTATAGCTAAAGATGTAGCCATTATCGTTTGTATAATATTGTTAGCCTTGTCAAACTTTGCTTGCTTCTCCTGCAATGCGGCTTTTTTCTTTTCAAGCTCCGCATTTTTCTTTGCTGTTTTATCCTCCGCGGCACGTTTACGAGCTTCCGCTTCTTCGGTGGAGATTGCACCATTTTCTTCAAGTTTTTCTATTCTTTCGACTTCTCTATCATATGCTTCATCATTAGCATCTTGTTCAGCTTCCACTTCTTCCATCTTTCTTTCAAAAATAGCAGTTCCCAAATCTGCAAATCCTCCCAGTAAATCAGATATAGCTTGAATAGTTTCTGCTATTTTATCCATTTTCCTCTTGTTAGCTTCAGCTGATTTATCTACTGCGTTTATTTCTGCATCCCTAACCTTTTCTGCAAGGGCAATTTCAGCTTGTGCTATCTTTTCTTTCAATTTTAATCTATCTTCTTCCGATAGACCTGGTGTATTTAGTTGTTCTTTGGCTAAATCAATGGCTAATTGTGCTTGCTTTATAGCATATTTTTCTGTTATTTCCTGCTTCTTCCTTTCATAATCTTCTTTATTTATTAAACCTTGAGAATATTGTGCAGCTGCTTCATCTAATTCTTTAGACATTGCAGCATTTATAATAACCGATTGAAAAGAATAAGATTCTTGTATTTTCTTATTCTTTTCAGAGGCGTACCTTTCTTCTAAATCTAATCGTTTTCTTTTGTACTTCTCATCAACAAGAAAAACATCTTCTCCGTTTTTTATAGCAGCATTTATAGCTTGCTCCCTTTCGTTATCGAGTAATTCCAATCTTAATCTATATTCTTCTTCGCTCCCTTTTTTTACAATGTCTAATTTATGTTCAATTTGAGACTTTTCTTTATCAAGTCCATAGGATAATTGTTTATCTTCCAAAGCTTCTTGCATTGCTTTTGCAAGATTTTCTCTGGTTGCTTGTTCTTCCTTAGAACTGCCTCTAATAGCTGCAATTCGCTTGTTATAATTCAATGATATTTTAGCAAGTTCTTTCTCTAATCCCTCATCCATTAAATCCAGTTCGGATTGTTGTAAAGCTTCACGAATGCGAATACGCTCTTTAGCGGCTTTTTCCAAAGCTTTCTTTTCTTTATCCGTTAACGGAAGTGTTATATTGCCAATAGCTTCTGTTTGTCGTAAATCAAGTTTATCCAGCTCATCAATTATACTTTGTGTAATTGATGCTAATGCTTTTTTTCCGGAAGCTAATACTGTAAAATTATGTATACTTTCTTTTATTTGATCCTTTGAACGCTCTGTATTTTTTTTAAAAAATCCTATATTATCCAATGCTTTTTCTTCTTTTCTTCTATTATTTATAGCTTCTTCATAGGCATTGTTCTCAAACATGAGTTGAGTTTTTAATGTTTCAAGATATTCTTCTTTAGCGGATAATGCAGCTTCATCTGCTTTCATACCCTCATTTAATTTTTCTTTATACAACCTTTGCATACGATTTGTATGCTTCTCTATCACGTCAGATGTAGCCATTCCTTTCTGAGCCATAGACACAGCTCGATTATTGTAATCGTCTTGTAATTGTTCTGTATTTTTCAAGTCATTGGCTATATTTCTAATACCTCTTGCAAAAAAATTAATAACATTCTTTGCTGGCCCAGTAGATTCCATAAAAGACAACATAAATGCTTCCCATGCCGAAGACAATCCAAGAATTGCTCCTTGTACATTATCCCCCATAGTATTTGCCATGTTCCCAAGTTCTTCTTCAACTCCTGTTATCTGTTCTCTTAAAGGGATAAGCGCATCAATATTAGTAAGCAATGTATTGAATTGAGCCACACTTCTTTTATCAGTGAGTTCAAGCGTAGTATTTAAATCCACACCTTGCTCTTTTAACTTCTTTAACCCATTCACAAGTTCAGGCAATGTTTTTACCGCTCCACCTAATGATTTAGCCAATAGTCCATTACTATCAGCAAGATTAAGGAATATATTTCTTAAAGCTGTCGCGGCCATAGACGCATCAAATCCAGAGTCTGCCAATTTCCCTAATAAGGCTAAAGTATCTTCTATTTGAAAATTGAAAGCTTTTGCCACTGGACCCACAATAGGCATCGCTGTTTGCAAATAAGAAAAAGACAAAGCGCTCTTGGTTGTAGCAACAGCCATTGCAGATACATATCGTTCCGTTTCTGATGTGTCTGCATTAAACATTCTAAGTGCAGCACCTGCAAGAGCTGCTGCTTCTGGCAACTCTGCGCCAGTAGCTTGGGCAAATTTTAAAATACCCTCCGTTGATTGCAGAATTTCATTTTTAGAAAATCCCAATTTAGCCAGTTCTATTTGTAAGGCAGTAGCTTGTGATGCTGTATATTTAGTTGCCGCACCTAATCGTTGAGCATCAGTTGTCAAGTCTTTTATATTTTTAGATGTAGTACCTAAAATTGCTGCTAATTTGCTATTTGCAGCTTCAAAATCAACAATAGATTGAGCACCTGACTTAAATAAACCTATGAGCTTTTGAAACCCACTGATAACAGCTTGTGCTCCAACCATTCCCTTTATCATAGAACCTACCCCAATTCTAACTTCATTGAGTCCGCCTGCTACATTTGACCTTAAGATATTTCCATATCCTTTGGCGACAATTCCTAAATTTTTAAACGTCTTATTTCCGTTTTGTAATTCGACTATTGCAGCCTTTATTTCGTTCTTATATGCCCCAATAGCCATCTTTTGCTTAGTATATGAATCAGTATTTCTGCGTATATACTCTGTATTCTTAGCTATCTGATTATTTAATTGCTGACGCACTTTGTTGTCTTTATCTTCTGCATCAGTAACTTGGGAAACTGCAATGCGAAGCAGTTTATTTTGCTCTTTTGCCTCATTAATAGAATGAACCTCTTTATTTGTCAAAGCAATAGCTTCTTGCGTGGTAATTTTAAGTTTCTTCTTTTCTTGATTAAGCATCTTTTGCTGCTTTAATCTTTCCGTTTCTACTTTAGCCGCTTTTAACTCTGCTTGCGCATTTAAATCATTTGCTTTAGCCTGCTCCAAAGCTTCTTTTGTGGCTTTTTGGGTCTCCTCTGCAATGTTTTTTAAAAGAGCCTTATATTCATTTTGGATGTTAGCAAGTTCTTTCTCTGTTGTAATTAACTTTTTTTGAATCTCTTCAAATAATCTTGCCTTATTAGTCAAGTCGTCATAATTAGAAACCGGAATACTATAAGATTTAGCCAGTTCTTTCCCTAACTCCGCATATGCTTTTTTAACTTCCGTAAATTTATTAGTCAGGCTGGTTAGTTGATTTAAAGCTTTATCGCTTACTACATCGGTAATTACAAACTCGTTTGCCATAAGTCCTAATTTTGAGTGCCATGCAACATCACATGGTGATACAAAGATATTGAATTATTTAGAATTTTCTAAATAAGAAAGGCAAAAATGAAAACCAGAAAAAGGAAGAGAAAAAGAAAAAGCCAAACTTAGTGTCTGGCTTTATTATTTATAAACTGTTTAAATAAGCAGTTGAGAGGAAATGCATATACAGTTTGTTATATTTTCATTCTTCTTTCATTTTTGATAAGAAAAAATCTAAATCTTTTTTTTTCATGGTTAAATACCCATTACTTTTTTTGTCTTGAACAAATATCACTGTACTTCCAAGCACTTTTGATAAACTTACTTCAACATTATTTATTTCATCGGATACATTTTCTCCTTTATAAGTATTGTATAGTTTTATGGCTCCTTCAAAAAAAGAAATCACATCTTCTTTCTTGCCATACAAAGGAGATACAATATCTATAATTCTACTATATTCCGAATTTTGCCCCATGAGGAAATATATAGGTTCTCCCCCGTCTACAATTGTTTTATTGATAAATATATTTCCTTTTTTTGCAATTTTTTTTCTAATAGTTTGTGAATTTCCCAAAATGGGAATAAACATTAAAATGGTCAGTAAAAATAATATTTTTTTCATGATGTATATATAAATTAATGATTATACTTATGTTGCCAACAATATAAACTACCTTTTTCAGCTTTTCTTTTACATCTTGTTCCTTTTTTGGTTATAGCAATACATCTCTCCGAAATTCCTTCATTTGTGTTATTATTCCCATTATAATATTTATTCCAAAATTCATATACTGTTCCATTATTTTGATATATCCAAAAACTTTTTCCGTTTAAAATTTCTCCAAAAAGTTCTCCATTATCATACCTAACTTTATCTCCTTCAATATATCCACAGACAGAAACGCTCTCATTTGAATTTTTATCTACTCGCATTTCTATTTTTACAACTCCTTCATTGTTTATAATTTCACATCCTCCTTTCGCATCTGGGAAAAAATTAGATTCATCAAAACAGCTTCTTAATTCGTAATCCCCAACAAATTGCGATGCATCTATTTTTTCTTTAGAAGAAGAACAAGCCGCTAATAAAAATATAATAAGTGTAAATATCGTATTTTTCATACAAATATCTATTTTTTTAAGTTTTGTTTGCAAAGTAATTCCTAATAAATCATTTTGACAATATTTTTAACGGAAATCTTTGTAATTTAGACTGGTTATAAATAGCTTTTCACTTCTTTTTCCCAAATAGTTCGGAATGGCTTCCAAGTTTAAGAAGCTCAATCTCCGTCTGTATCAAAAGATAATTATGCTTTATATGGTGTCCCATTTTCATAAAGAAATTCAGGGGCAATGTCCGCACCGTTTGCCCAAAATACTGTACCGTCAACCCCGTAACGCTCAAACTCGCTTTCATCTTTCAGTTCCTCGAAAGCCGGATATTTCAGGAGTGGCGTTAAATCTACTTTTCTTCTTTCTCCATTGTTGAACGTACACAAAAGAGTGTATTTACCCATGTATTCAGCGGATTCTACTAATAGTATCATAACCTTTATTTTTAGCGTTTAATCTTTTCTATTTTCTCACCGTTTTGCGCCTTTTCCCAAATTTCAAGTAATTGCGCTTCGTGGGTGTCTATGTATTCATTTATCAGTCGGATAGTCTTTGCTGTTCCCTTACCTTCTACCATCCTATCTTTGATAGTGATAGTAAACCAGTTGCCACCGTCTTTAATGTGCAGGTGTGGTGGGTTGTGGTCTTGCCCGTACATGTATATCAAAATACCCCGAATAATGTCTATTGCGCTCATGCCTTTTCTGTTGTTGTTTTGAATGAGCCAAAATCTGTCGTATCAATAACCCCGGCATATTTACCGGAACGCGCCTCGTTTATGGCTGCAACCGTCTCTTCATTAGGTTCTGAATACATTGCATCCATCAAGGTGCTTTCTACAAAATTATTAAGGCTTCTGTTTGCCTTCTTAGCATGTTCCTGCAAGATTTGCAATAAATCCTCACGCAAGCGGAACGAAGTTTGTTTTCTTACTACTGCTTCCATATTATTATTTGCATTACATTGTATTATATTGTACAGCAAATATAATACAATATTTTGGGCGACCAATCAAAAATAAGAAAAAAGTAATCCAAATAATTAATTTTCTAATAAGAGGTTTGCTATTTCAAAGATAAGGGCTATCTTTGCGGTGCTTGATACAACATAATAACTCTTGGGCAAAATAAAGCGAACAAATTTTGTACAAGATATTGGGAAACCCTCTAAGGTGGCAGAAAGGAAACAATCTGCGACTTCTATGCCCTGCGTATGTTGTGTCAAGCACACCTACGGAGGGTTTCTTTTTATCATAATTCGTTATAATATGCTTGACACAACGAATGAGTTAATTCCAAATCAGAAAGGTATGACCTCTCTTCAAATAGCAGAGGTCACGGGTAAAAGGCATGATGCTATCTTACGAGACATAAGGAACTTACTCAAACAAGGAGTAGCTGCCCACAATTTTGTGGAGACCTCTTACACTGACAAGTCTAATAGGCAAAGTCCTTGTTTTAATCTCACCCCTAAAGGCTGTCTTATTCTTGCATCAGGTTATGATGCGGTTCTGCGTGAAAGAATAATCAACCGTTTAGAATACCTCGAAAATGAGAAAAAAGTTATCAAGACTCCACAAACTTATCTTGAGGCATTGGAAGCGTTAGTAGCTTCTGAAAAGGAAAAGGAACAACTCCGTATTGAAACAGAGCAGCAACAAAAGCAAATCGAGCAGAAAGATGCAAAGATTACCAAACTCCAGCCTAAAGCCGACTTTGCCGAAGCTGCCTTCAGGGCAGAGGGTAAGGTAGACATAGGTCAAGCCGCAAAGATACTCAATCTCGGTTTTGGGAGGAACACCCTTTTCGGGAAGCTAAGGGATGCGGGCATATTCTTCAAAGACAGGAACGAGCCGAAACAAAAGTATATTGACGCAGGCTACTTTGAAATGACGCTGTTGCCGCCAATACGCAGAGACAACCACCCTGACATATTATGCCAAAAGGTGTTTTGCAAACCAAAAGGTCTTGCTTATATTAACCATCTATTTGGCGGAAAGCCTTCTGATGGGAAAATAGCAAAAATCAAATAGCATTGAAGCATAAACATTTACAGGTACGGAGTAATGACGTACAGCTATAACTATACCCAAAAACATATTGCCACGTAAACAAGCATAGATGCACGTTGAGGTTCGACCAACGTTCACGTTATGATACCCCGTCAGCAATACGGCTGGCGGGCAGATGGCAGAAATAACGACTAAAACAAATATTCATCTATTATGGAAATCAGCACAGCAATGATGCAACACATCCTCCGATTGACGGAAGGATATACGGATTTATTGAACGAACTTAAGGAAGTCAAGGCGGAACTTGCAGAACTCAAAGGAGAAAAGCCCAAGAAGCCGACAATTCATGAAACCAAATACCCACACATGAGTATAATAACCAGGAAATGATTGTATAAGGCGGGAGTTATCCCGCCTTTGTTCTGTTTTTAATATTTTTCAATTTAAAGGCAGAAAAATTACGGGGGTTATACAAAAAACAGTGTTCTTTTTTTAATATCAGAACCAAACATATTCAATCAGTTTCCCGTTGAACATTTCGCCTCTCGGGCAAAAATTGAAAACCCCGTCTTTCTCATAAAGGATATATACTTTCCCCTCCATCTTTGCGGCTTTTCTTGCAAGCGAACGCATCTTAGCTATATCTGCCATTCTCTTTTTGTTTTCACACGCACATCCCATTATAAACCGAATTTTCTAAAATAATCCGCAATACCTTGCTTTATATGCCTTTCCATGAATGCCTTTCTTGCATAAGAACCGACCTTGTAAATCGCCTGTCCGTATTTCTTTTCTATATCACCGCTAAAGCTTATCCCCACACTTTCAATCCTCAGTCCCTTATCTATCGGTACGGCTGTAATAGAATCGTGAAATTCACCCGTAATTATCAGGTTTGGCGTCCCTTTTGAACTTACAGGAGCGTTTATCAGCGAAGAATACATAAGCGGGGCTACCCTTTGCTTGAAAGCTGCATAGCCTTTGGCGTTCTTATACCAATACCCCGCTTCTTTGGTATTGAAATACGGGTCATTAAGGTAAGTAGGGCGTAATGGTTTATCATTTCCGTTAATACCTGACCATAGTTGTTCTACAATATATTGGGAAACTTCTTCTCTGTTTTTTACCATAATATCCCGTATCATCGGTTCAAATCCGGTAGCAAACCGTCTGAAATTTTCTTCTGCTTCAATAATGTTAGCCATAGTCAAGACAATTTAGGGGCGAATGAACGCCCCTAATTAAACGATACCACCGTCATAATATACAATCATCTTTTTTCTGTCTTGCCGCACCGGAAGATGCTATATCATCGTAGATGGACGAAAGGGTTTTCTCCCTTTCTTCGGGCGGTCGGTCAAGAAAAAACACATTCTTATGTGTGTTTATGAAGTCCCTCTTCTTCATATTTCTCACCCTCTCCTCATTGAATGTTACACCTTCTACTATCATGTCCAAGCCTCAATACCCGTAATTCCAGCTTCTTGCAATACAGAGGGAGATGCAAGGGTAACGGAGGCCTCGCCAACGGTAGTAATGACCCCGTTAGCATAAGAAGCACTTGTCGCCCCGTCCAACACTTTTTCTGCATTCTTTGCCAGTAATTCACCGTAATACTCCGTAATATCCAAATTTCCGAAGTGCTCAATCAATTTATACTTGTTTGATTCTGTTGATACCAAATCAACATATACCAATCCTTTCAATGCGTCAACGACATCAAAATCATAAGCTCTCACATCCGCGTTCTTAATATACTTTTCGTAATCCTTGAACATGGTTGCGATAGTCAAGTTGGCTTCTGTGCCAGAAGAATCCCAGTCCTGACCGCCCGGATAAACGCCGGACAGTGGAATGCCCGCCAAATCTTTCGTACCGTCATTCATTCCGTAAATGACGTTGTTCTCATCTACAAAATAAGCATCAAATGCCACATTCTTTGCCACCATGATGTTTGCTTTCAAGCTGGCATCGTAGTCCTGCAAAGTCCATACATCATTTTTAGCTGAATAGCTTGTGATTTTAGTAGGGCCATATCCCGTAGCGGAAGTTTGCGCCTCTCCACCGGAAGGTGCATATTCCACAATCGTTTTGATAGGGAATATTCTTCCCGGACGGTCTGCATGGCAAGCCTTTTCAAAGGCTTCCGCTGTATTCTCTGTAGGTATCTTATGACCGTGAATAGTCAGTATGATAGCTTTTATTTTACCGGGGTCAAGCACACACACGGAGCTACCCGTATTAAAAGTTGCAACGCCCGGACACTTTCTATAATCTGTTGCCATAACATTTTACTTCTTTAATGGTTAAATTTACATTTTTCATCTCGATAGCATCAATAAAATCACTGAATGGTTTCCCGTCTTCTCCTATAACTCCAACCCTGCCATATCTGTAGTTTTCAATGTAGGAATGTGGAACCACTTCATTGTAACTACGGACAATGTTTATGTCTTTCTTGATTTCATCCAAGAAAAGATTGTATATAGGTCGCAATACCTGCTCAAAGGAAGTCTTTTGCCGGTCTTCATTCGAATACCCTTTCAAAGTGTTTACCATAATAATAAACTCCAGGCTAACCTCTGTCTCGGCAGAACTTCTATCTTCCGTGAACGGAGAATAAAGACATATTATAGGAAACTTCAATTTACTTGTTTTGGGACTTTTACCCCATAAAGTTAATTGATTGCTTATGTAGGCCCAGTCTCCGAATAAAAACGACACATTGCTTCCGTATCTTTTCGATACCTTTTTTACAATGTCCGCAAATATATCATTTACCGGCTTCATATTCCCATACAGTTTATTTTACGCAACATACATGAATTGAAACATACACCAGCATATTCCTTTCCTTGCAAAAGTTTATAAACACGCTTGTTCATATTTACCATATCATTCCATGCCCTAATTTGCAAAATTTGTGGAGAAACAGCATCTCCGTCGGCAGAGGTTACTGTTCCCACATTTGTTACGCTGTAATTACCGTCCGCTATATACTTGAAAAATATATAGCAAGCAATAGGGCTGTATTTTTCTGATAAAATAGCAAGCAGCCTATCCCATTTATCATCAACGCCATCTTCTTTTGAATTAAGATAATCGGTAAAAGCCTTACACATATCCTCACCAAGTATACGAATCAAATATTCCTGTTCATATACGGAAATATATGATTCTATTTTGCCCAACTCCGCATCTCTTGTTATAGAGGGAGCGCCAGTGTCAGGATTTATCCCGACACTCAGCAACCCGGTGAAAGATTCGTAGTCAATTATCATACCGTATCTTTTTTCGCAGATTTACGTTTAGTGAACAACTCCTCGCAACCCAACGCTCTGGCATCATTAATCAGTTCGTTTGTTGCTTCAATTTTACCCTCGGCATAAAACTTGCTCGCAAGAGCCATTCCGACTGAAACTTCATCGCCTGTTTTATACTTCACACCATCCTTGACAAATGTTACATTATAACGCTTAGTCAGGTTTATTCTATATTCTTTTCCCATAATTATTCTCCTTATGCTTCTTGAGTGATACCTTCTATTACAGTAGAGAATGTGTCCTTTACAAATGCGGTCTTATATTGCGACTTGATATAACACATCAGCCTCTTCTCTGCGATTACAGTCACGATATTCTTGCGGAAATCGTCATTCTCCCATCCTAAGGTAATAGACAATTCCCACAAGTCACGAATGTTCAAGTATGAGAAATCACCCATGATGAAATCTCCTTGTTTTACTGCTGTGGTCGTTTCTACACGCAATCCCTGAATCAATTCATCTCCATATCGGAATGGGCGGAGATATTGACCGTTAGCATCCTTAGCCAACTGCATGGACGCGTAATCCAATGGGTTCATCAGTACAAGGTTCGGACGATAAGCCATTTCGCTGGTGGATACAATTTGCGAATATGCAGCCACAAGAGCATCAAACATATTTGGCTTCTCAACATAGAAAGTAGAGAGAGAGAATGCCGGCATATCCGATGCAACGCCTTTTATTTCTCCACCAGAGCCATTGCCTGACAAAATTCCCTGCTCTTCTTTGATTCCAAGTTTATTTACCATTTCCGTTTTAACTTCATTGACGAAGCTGGGAAAATCCGACAGCGTTTCCTCTGTAAATTTAGCAGCAATAGCCACTTTGGCAGCGGTTATTGTTTTTTCTGTCAATGTCGCATCCATCAAAGGCTTTAGCCCACCTTCAGGAACCCATGCAGCATCTCCGTCCTTGCTTGTATATTCCGCATAAACCAAAGCCCTATTATTTGTGCTTGATACATTTGCATATTTTCTAATGACGGTTTGCGCTCTCGGATTGACTGATAAATTTGGGTCAACCTCAAGTCCGTAATGCGGAGCAAGGGACCCGGAAGTAATAGTTGCAGCGTCTTTCTTTTCCAGCACAAGATTTAATCCCAACTTATTGCCGGGAGCCGACTGACAAGCCGATTTCAAATCAAGAGACATAACGCCCTTCTTGTCCGCAGCAATATACTCCTTGAGCTGTTCGTGTAGCTGCTCATAAACAGATTTAATCTTTACTTCCCCGTTTTTACCTACTTCGGTAGAAGCCTTTACACGTAAAATGGCATTCTCCAATTCATTAACCTTCTCTTCAAAAGTCTTTTTGTCAATGCCGGCAAAATCCTTTTCCTTGATGTCATTTATGGAATCAGCGGCATCCTTTATGGATTTACGCAAATCTTCCAATTTCACTTCATCCGCAAGATAGCCTTTCACTTGTTTTTCAAAGGCTTCTCCCATTTTTTCGTCCAAAGATTCAAAAAACTTCTTGTTTTCTTCGGACAAGCCGGATGTGTCCATAAGTTCTAAAAATCCTAATTTCATACCGATTTTAGTTTTAATAAATTACATAATGATTTTTCTTCCGTTTTGCCATTACTGCCGGCTTCCATCCCTTTGGGTGGAGCAGGTATAACACCGTCCGGCCTAAAAGATGCAAGTGACATTGCTTTGGCTATAATTTTTTGCAAACGCTGTTGCTTGGTTGTACTCATATTTTTACATAACAAGGAAATTTCACCGCTTAAATCCTTATAAGCGTTTTCGTAGTCTTCAATTGACTTCAACCCCAAATACTCGGTTTCTCCATTACAGCCAATTGATACCACCGATATTTCATACAGCTTAACCTCTCTAACAATCAGGGCTTCTTTTTCGTAATCCCATTCGCAATTCTCCCATACATACTCATAACCAATAGAGAATTGATTAAGCGTGCCCGACTCAAGTTGTTTTATGGCCCTATCTCCAAGTTCAATCTCATCAATGCGCGCCTCAAAATAAAGCCCTCTATCATCTTCTTTCAATTCTGTAATAAATCCCAAAGGCTCTGACATGTCGTGCATCCAAAGGAGTATAATTTTGTCATTTGCCTGGCTTTGCGGCCCTCTTTCATTGATACTTTTTGAAAAGCAACCTTTCAATAGAATATCATGAGCCTTATCCATGTTTCCGAATACAGCAGCGTATCCGCTGATAGTCCGGCTTTCGGGGCTATATTGGACATCCTTCGAGTTTATGGAGAACAATTTATACTGCATCCCCATCTTATCTTTGTATTTATTTGTCATTGTTTCCATTTTCCTTACTGTTATTGACGTTATTTTCAACAGATGCACTGCTTGCTGCACTGCTATCAAAATCTCCTTTTGGATTATCCGGGTCAATATCTATGTATCTTGCAACTTCTATACGCGCCTCATCATGTGTTATCAAAGACTTATCTATCAATCTCTGTAAGGCATCAGCAACTTTAACCAAAGTATTGGCTTCTGTCTCCTTATTGGTTTGAAGGCATTCAACATCTGTAAAATCAATCTTAATAAAAACACCTTCCGGGCATATGGCTTTTGAAAGACATTCTGCTATCTTTCGGCTATCGGGAATGATTACGTCCTGATAAGCCTTTTTCCCGGCACTTTCAAGGTTGTCGTATTTGGCGTCCGTAAAAAGATTGGCATTTATGCCCATTGCATTGGCAATCTTATCTGTACACCTCTTATCCTCTTCATGAAGTTTTAATTCATCAGCATTAAAATCAAGAGGAAGCCATCCTAATTTGTAACGTGTCACCAAAATGGGATATTCCTTGTTTACTAAGCCATAATCACGTTTAAATCTGTCCTTTATATCCTTTTCATCTTCCGAGGAAAGGGCAACATTTCCCATCTGGTCAGTATAATCATTATAGAGCACGCCTTTAGGACCACCATTTACAAGCAATGTATGGCTTGCAGACATAGAAGCTACCCAGTTTGATATAGGCTGAGAAAGGCTATCTGAAACGGACTCAAATTTGACATCAGCAGTCGCACCGCTATTTATTACTATATTGCTGTCATATATTACAAGGTATTCATAATCCTCCAACTCTAATCGAGTTCCGTTACAGTCTATATATACACTTGATATAATATTTTTTAGTTCGTATTGGCGAAACACCTTACCGGTTCCTTCCATATGGAAAATCTCAGGTGGAATTATCCACATTGCCTTAGGAGTGCTTGTTTTTGTCGCTCTAACAAGAACAATTGGACAATAGCCGAATACCTTAAGACATATTTCAATTTGCTTTACAAATGAAGAGAATGTTTGCAGCGGATTGGGAGCGTTGAGTATATTACGTATATCGGCAAATGTCCTTTTTTCATTTCCATCCTTATCTACCACATAAGGAATACCACGGGACATCATAGAACCGATTTTATCAACTACAGTGAAGAAAGGCGTACAGGAAACAAGCGCTCCGGCTTTATCCAAATTGTCAGTCATGTCATAATATACTTTCCATTTGGAACGCCTTCCAAACAAATCGGACAAAAACCAGTAGTTTCCTGCTGCATCTCTTTCTACCCGATTTACATTATCATACATCGGAATAGACTTTTTATTCTCTGGCTTCCAAAATTTAGTAAATATGCCCATATACAAAGCAGGAGTGACAGCAAATAAATGCGGCCACTCCCATATATTTAGTGTTTTAGTCCATTAATACGGTTGCGTGCAACTTCACACGCTTGTAGTGACCCTACGTGTGCAAATATATATATTATTTAGACTAATTCCAAATAACAAACAGCATTTTTATGATTATTTTTTTGATTTTCTTTTTACTCTATCCGCTATACAACACAATACATACATTGCTTCATAGACATCTTTGCCGTCATAGTCCATTAGATTACGCATAAATAAGGACATTTTATTATCTCTCTTGAATTTAAAATCTCGAATTAGCCCCTTAAATGCTTCAATATAAGAAAGTTTCCCTGTATTTTCTTGCCTTGCCCACACATCACCTATTTCAGCCCTATAATCGCGTATATAATGAAGCATCGCCTGCGAAGTCTCAATGTTTACATCGGCACCAGCGACCAGCGCGGCGATTTCTTTGATGGGAATCAATTCTCCTATATACGCATCGTCCACATATATTGTATCATGTACAACATACGCTTTCGCATACAGAAAACGCCCATTAAGCAGTGGATGTATTTCTACAATTGGAATGCCGGAAAATGCGACTGTCGCAGCCTCATAGCTGTCATATTCAAAATCTCCGCGTTTTTCTACGGTTCCGGTAAGAGCATCTGCCCCATCATCATGTGCGTTTTTCCCGAACTTCCTAAAAGATTTTATCTCTGCATAAAATTCAGGAAAGAGCACTTCCCAACCTTCCGGCATATATGTAAGATTCATAACCTCAGCGGAGCGGGTAAATATTCGAACTTCCTTATTCCCCGACTGATGAAACCATTTTATTTCTGTTTCATTATTGCCCATTATGCGTGATTGCCGCTCTACGTTTCGGGCAAAACCACGTCCACCGTTATTGCTTTCGATATTAGCCACGGTTATTCCGTCCTTAGCAAGCATGGTTGCAACTTTCGGCTCCGTAACCTCCATAGGAGCGTCCGTATACAGTATGCTTAAAATAAAGTTGCCTATTTCTGTATCCACATAATCTATGGAACATAATCTGTCACTGCCCGTATCTGCGGTATCGGTATAATTTTTCCGAATGGCACGGTTGGTATATGGTATTTCCCTATAAGTCTTGAATGTACCGTACATAAGACCTTCTATAGGTGTAGGGTTCTGCATATATTGTGTTTCAAAGACGAATGGATTTATTCTATTAAGATTATGCAATTCATCCAATGTGTGTTTAAATTCCCACAAAGGAAATTCTTTCCCGTCCGCTTCTTTTTCTATGACCGGCAATGAAAGGACAGTCCATTGCCCTGGCTCTGTTTTCATAAGATAGCCGCACAAATCATTCTCATGCAGGCGCTGCATGATTATTACAATCGGGGTGTTTCGGCTGTTCACTCGGTTACGGATAGTAGTTTCAAAGCGTTGGTTAACCTTTTCCCTTTTCACGTCAGACAAAGCGTCCTCCGGCTTAATAGGGTCGTCTATGACAATGGCGCCGGAAAACCTTGTCCCCTTTAATATGCTATCTATTTCTTTTTCTGTTTCTTTATCATCTATATCGTCCACCTCTCCAGCGCCAAATCCCGTTATCTGTCCACCTGTTGACACCGCATATACACCACCGCCAGCTGTGGTACTCCACTTCTTTTTGCTGTCTGTTCCTCTCTTTATCTGGACATACGGGAACAACTGTTGATACTCTTCTGATTTAACTATGTCTCTAATCTCTTCTGAATTATCGTGAGCCAAATCGTCAGAATATGAGAGATGGACAAACTTTGAGGAAGGGTTGAGTGCCAATCCGTATGATATAAAGTTCTTTACGGCTAATTCGGTCTTTCCATATCGTGGTGCAATATTGATTATCAGTTTTTGAATTTTTCCGGAAATAACATCATCCAACGCATTACATATGCGTTCATGGTGTCTGCTCACCACAAATTTGCGCCCTGTTTTACTTTTAAAGAAAAATTTTGTGTAATTGAGAACGCCCGACATACAAAATGCTTGTAGATACCGTACACCGTCCATCATAGCCTTTCTATCAGTTTCTTTGCTTCCTCGACACTTATGGGTTTGCTGGTATTCATCTCTATTTCGGTAGGCTCATCAAACCCAAGCATTTTACATATACGCTCAATAGCCTTTATCTTATCATAAAGTTCTATCTTCACATATTCAACATCTACAATTTCCGGAGCATCACTTGTTCCGATATTTTTTTTCAATATTTTGGTGGATATGCTTTTTATTGCCGATTTCTCTTTGTCAGAGAGTTCATCAAATTCTTTACGCTCTATCCATGTATTGTGCATGCTGGCAATGGATGAGAAAGCTATACTGGACAATTCTTGTAGAATGCGTTCTTTAGTTATGTCTGATTTGTTTTTTTGTTCTTCCTGCAACTCTTTAACCCTTTGGGCTACATTTGGGTTAGACAACAATTTGCAAGATTCTTCCCACACTTGTTTGTCTCTCATCTTCTCACACGAATAGGCACGACGATAAGCATCGGAAGCATTGCCGCTTTCGATGTAGTAGTTGCAAAAATTCTCTTGTTTGATTGTAAGTTTTTTCATGTCTTTTCGTCAGTATGGGAAGCATGCCACTTGACATGCTTTCGCAAAGATATGTAATTATTTGGAATATCATACCTATCTATCCGAAATAACTGGTATAATTATCGAAAATATTTATCTCCCCACTTCCTTATTACTTCTTAAAAACATTTACATAATCGATAACTTTCCGATTAGCTTTATCTACTTTTCGCATGTCAAAATGGATATAGATGTCAGTCGTTGTGCTGTTCGCCCAACTATGCCCAAGCGCGTGGGCGATTACCTCTTTGGGAACATCGAGCTCTGCCGCTACCGTGGCCCATGTGTGTCTTGCCCAATATGAGGACAAATCAGGGAATAAAGGATTTCTACTCTTTTTCCCTCCCAATCCCTTCCTTTCTGTCTCTCCAATCTGTTTTAACCCTATTCCCATACGATGTAGGAAATCCTTGTAATTTCCGTATTCATCCATTATATTAAGAAGATAATCCTTCCCTTTGTATTTCTCAATTATAGCCTGCGCTTCCGGTTCTACTTTAATACTGTATAATTTCCCCGTCTTAGCTCTTTTATATTCAAAACGACCATTTACCAATGCAGAATGTTTTGCGTTGAACAAATCAGCTGCATTTACTCCTATGAGATAGAACATGAGCATGAACATATCCCTATATCTAATCTGGTATTCCTCACATGGATAATCTCTCAATAACCTAAGTTGTTCTGCTGTAAGACTACGTTTTCGGGTTTCCTCTTTCTTTATTGAAAACCTTCTGAATGGATACAATGTTGTGTACTCCTCATCAATGGCGTAGTTGAATACACTACGTATGTTCCGTAAATGAATAGCGTAGGCATTAACCTTCATCGTCTTTGCCATCCACGCTTCAAAGTTTTCCAGCCACGACTTATCCATGCTCTCAAAAGTACAATGACTATCGTATTCCTCAATCTTGTTTCTTGTGGTTGTATATATAGACTTAGTCCCCTGATTGGTTTTCTTGGAAACGAATTCATCAAGATAATAGAGAAACGTCTTTTGATTTTCAACCTTGCTACTTATAGCGTCCTCTATCAACTTCTTCAAAGCTTTGTCTGTAGTTGATTTCAACTTTTCTTGTTGCTCTAAAGTAAATATTACTGTTTCCGCCTTGTTTATTATTCCACGGGCAACTATATTTCTCGGCTTGTAATTTTGTGCACGCACAGAATATTCGTTCCCATTCCATTCTTTTTCCGATGCACTTAGCTGCGTAGCTATCATTATTTGTTTGTTGTGGAATACATTCAACTTTATCGGATAAGTACCATCTTTTTTTTGCCTTCTTTTATCAAGGTAGAATTTAACCGTTGCCATATATCTATGTTTTTAGTTTATGCAAATCTGAAAATTTGCATAGAATTTGCATACAAAGATAAGATTAAAGGGGTTTAAAAGGGTCTAAAAGCGGAATGTTATTCAGCATACATAAAAAAATAAGCAGCTACTTTATTTGTAACTGCTTGATTTTCAAGAGAGCGGCAAGCGAGGCTCGAACTCGTGACCCTCAGCTTGGGAAGCTCTTTTTTGTTGCACATATAATATTATGCATCAAACACTTGCCTTGTGTATAAAATTCATTTGCATACAATTTACATAATAAGACTTGTATTCAGCCCTTATTCAAAAATACTTCAACTTATCAAGATTCTAATTCTTGAGTATAATTTACATAATCATCCTGAGGGTGGCTGAAATGAAACAACACGAATCATCAACAATTTTTCCGTATTCAGCAATTTCGCGCAATGAAAGATACTTAACTTCACTTCTCAACATCCATCCCAATCTGTCACCTTTGGACTTCATACAACGCCGATGCTTTGCAAAAGCTTTCATTTTCTTATTTTCTTCCATGGTTATATATATCACCGAATTTAGTCTCTATGAAAAATATATAGAAAAGCTTACCTCTTTGAAGTCCAACGAAAGACCTATTATCCCCTGAAGCACGAAACGCATGAAGGTCGACTTCCCTTGTTACAAAAGAAGGCAATTTATCTTTCGGCTTAATGTCATTGTACGGAATAGGCTCCATGCCATATGAATGTCTATGTGACAACCGTATTCCATCCCATCCAAGCTCACACAATTTTTGAAGTCTTAATATAAAGCTAAGAAGGAACGAATGGTCTTTACAGTCTTTTATAGACTCATCCGATAGGTATTTAAAAGAGAACAAGGGATGGTTTATTTCAGATAAATCACTTATTTCCCCTACGCTAATCTTATTGGAGTTTATAATACTCTGTATAAAAGAAAGCCCATCATCGTTTTCTTTTTTATTGTTTTTGCCCTTTCTTCTCATTTCTTCAACCTGGTTTTAAAGAATGTCTTAATCTTAACCTTTGTTATCACATTCCCTTCTCCGGTTTTAGTGCTTTTCCACGGATGTTCGTTATGGGTCATATTCATAAGCCCAAGTGCAGAATATACTCCATACACCTTAAATACTTCATTGAATAACGCTTCTTCTTTTTTGTTTTCAAATTCAAATTCAAATTCAGAATCTAAATGAATGCCATTTTTACCGTTACTCTTATATTCATCATATACAGAAGGTACTACTGGACCGTACATCCATGCTTCGATTTCTTCATCAAACAATGGAGTCCCAAAATAGGCTAAATGAAAACCTTGCTGATAGTACAACATCTTTTGGAGCTTCATGTTTGTCATAAACTCTTCTCCGCAACTAACTTGTTCTGCTTTCTTTATAAGAACCTTTGCTATATCTGATGCCTTGTATGCCATAATACGTTTTTATTACATTTATATAGGAACGAACGACATGTTTTAAGCACAACACCATTAACAACGCCATGAGCATTGTTGACAACATTACAGTTACATTATAGCTTTGGTATTATACTTCATAATACAATATTTCGCTACAAAATAAGACATAAATAAGGATGTAACCAAAACATGAGACGGATTTATTTGTAATTTAGACTGATTATAAATAACAACGTTTACGTTATGATACCCCGCCAGTAATACGGCTGGCGGGGTAAATAAACTATTTGTTTATTCTATTTTACATAAACCAAATGATGAAGCACATTTCCGCTTTTTGTATCAACTTCCGCCAACCTGACTGCCTAAAATCTTCATATTATAAATTTTCTTTTCCTTTACCTTTCCGCCTTTCAGTATTGCGACTTCTTGTCTCAGTTGTACAACTTCTTTAAGTAATTTTTCATACGCTTCTGCAAGACGGAGCATGTGCTTCATCATTAGATTTACATTTTCATTCATTATATTTCAAATTAATAAATTGTGTCTTGTCGAAATAAAATATCAACAAATTTTATATTGAAAAGGTTTTATTTCAAAATATGTTTGTAAACATATATATTAAACAGCCTTTCTTCTCACACTGAATAGGTCTTGTATTTCTTCCACAGATTTGTTTAGAGCGTTAAATCGCCTTTGCAAATCCTCAAATTGCGCTTCATACATGACTACTGTCGTTTCATACATTCGCTTCCAGTATTCAGCAGTTTCCGGAGATGGCAAATCTTCTACATCTTTTTCAGACAAAGACGAATGTGAAGTTTCATTGTCAAGGAACATTGGACCTTTGCCGGTGAGGATGTAGTTGGCGTTGACTTGGGGGTAGGCTTCGCAAAGCTGAACTATTATATCACCAGATATAGCCTTAGTAACCCCTTTTTTGTAATGGGATATTTTAGCTTGTGCATTTTTCACGCCACAATCTTTTTCAAGCACGTATGGTCCAATCTTTAGACCTTCCATAACCTCTAAAAATCGTTCACTTGTAGTCATAGTATAATATTTTAAATCATTTATATTCAAAAAACAGTTTGTACTATAAAATATTATAGTATCTTTGCACACGTAACAAGTAGCAGTTGTTCGATTGACATTGTTTATACTTACCCCTTTCCGGGCTAATTATATGAGATGAATCCTGTGATAGCTGCTACCTATTACGGGATTCATTCTTTATATAAAATACAATCGGTCAATGGACATACTTAATATACCAATAGATATAATCAAAAGATACAAGGCAAGCAAGGCTGAAAAAGAATTGCTTGCCTTTGCTATTGGCATCAAGTGTCTGTATTCAAATTCTGTACTTACCGATGTAACCCCTTATAAAGTGATGAAACTGTTTCATGTTTCTCACGATAAAGCCAAACGCCTTATTAACGGAGCGTTAAACGACAGTTTTCTGTTTTCCGTAAAAGGAGGCAGCTTTCTTGCAAACACTTTTAAAAGCAAGGAAATCAAAAGGTCAATAGGGCGTACGCCTTTTATTTACACCTCTGATTATTGCTATAAACTGAATAAGAAGGAATATTCAATTCGCATGCTTGTGCATGAGCTGAACTGTATTATGCTTCTTTGTGCAGTCAATTCTATTGATAGAGACAACTTTCCGCAGAGTAACGGGAAACCGAAACAAAAACGTTGTGCCCTTACCAAGGATTTGACTTTGCGCAAACTTGGAAATATATCCGGTTCAAGCAAAAGTACCGCACACAGACTGATGAATGAAATGTTCCGAAACGGAGTAATCTCCAAGACAAGGGCGCACGGGGAAATGGTTATCCATACCGTGAATGCCAACACCGTTGAAGAGTGGCGCAAAAGAACGGGAAGGAAACATTTTATCTATAACCCCAAAGACGGAAGCGGATGGATTGTCATTCCTTGTTCTTACTCTATATGCGACAGAGGGACTACCGAGAAATATAAGCACGTTATTTATAATCACAAGAAGCGTGTAGAATCATCAAATCTCAAAGTGTCCAAGCATCCTGTTTATGAGAATCCGTTTGATAATCCCATTAACGCTGCTTATTTATGATATTTCTATTTTGGGAACATATATTATTTACAGAGAGAATGGGATTGTACAGCGTATATAAACACATACGTGCGTGATAATTTAATATATAAAATATCAAGACAATGAGTAGATATTATACATTGAATTTGAATAATAACCGATTGTACAACATTTCAAAGAACGAATTATGAAAAATGAACCTAATTACACAATTACAATTTCCCGTAGATACGTTGAGGGAAAAAACAGCCTTAATGTAGAGAGAACCGTTACAAACGCCGAAGACGGTGAAGTAATATTTCATTCACTGCATGAAATTAGCAGCGACAGTGAAAAAGAATCACCTATTACGTTTCTTGAAAAACATTTAGGGCTGTACCCTCCCGAAAGCAAAAGCCAATGCAGATGTAATAGATGCCGCAATTTCAGTGATGGTTTTTACTTTCTCCGAAACGGGTGGCTCCACCGTTTTTTTAAGAGATTCAAGTTCAAGTTTTAGTCTTTCCAAATCATTTGAGAGCATTTGGTCTTGCATCTTAAATCCCCCATAGCGGTAGAATGTATCCAATTTTGAATTAAGATATATTTTACCGCCATTCTTATAACCTTCAATTTTAAGCATCCCCATATCTTCAAGTTCAATCATCACTTTTTCAAATTGCACCATACTGATATTAAGGTCTGGGACATTTTTATATTCAAAATAAAAACCATTTCCTTCTTTATTAAGAAGTTCATGCACTATTTTATCCTTTTCCTCCGGCATTATTACCTTAGGATGCTCCTTTTCCCCCTTCGATGCTGTCCTAAACTCAACCATAACAATATATTAATCAGAGTTTTATATAAAATATGTTTTATAACATATTAATTACTATAAAATATTATACCAGCACCATTGATACTATAAAATATTATAGTATCTTTGCACTGTTGTTAATCAACAACGTTATTTTTTAAAGTAAATACAAAGATAAGAAAATAAATAAAGAAAGCAAATATGAAGTACGATTTATCAGACATAATGAAAAAGGCTCACAACTTCTACAAGACCGGAAAATACACCTGGTCTGAAAGCTTGAAAAAGTCCTGGAAGATGGCAAAGTTTTCTGTCCGCGTAAAAGAGGAAATAGCCAATATGGTAGACTATAAGTCTGCTGACGATAAAGCGTTCACTAATAGATTGAGAAAGGAGAATGAAGGCTATAAGCCGGCAAAAAGAAGCGCCTATGATAATTTAAATGCTCCGGCTTCCGTCTATTATACTTCTAACAACAGAGGGCGTTTTGGCTCTTGTTTCGTGGGTGATTAATACAATTAGTACATAAATATGAATGACATCAAGACAATAGCAGTAAAGAAAATATCTCCATCCGACACATTAAAAAGTATAAAAGTCGGTGACACAGTGATTATAAAGGACAAGCATATAAAACCCAATGTAGCCCGCTCTACCATGTCCAGACTATCTAAAAACGGATATAGCTTTTATTCGACAAGCTGCCCTGAAGGGTTGATAGTAAAACGACTTAAATAATATCATTATGAATATCAACAGAATATCAAAACAGACAGCCATGTTTGCAATAGGATTTATCGGCTTCTTATTCCTTCTCGGCATTGCAGGTAAATCAGATTATAATCAGGAAGTCATATACAACATGACGGAAACGGCTTACAATGTTATTGTAGATTCTCTCGGCGAAGGTTGTAGCGATACTCAAATCGTAAAGACTTATTTAAATAACAAAGAATATTACGACAGTCTAAGTTGGTAGGTTATGGGAAGAACGAAATCTGTAGGAAAGGTAGAGCCGGTCAACAAACTATGGCTTTCCGCTAAGGAAGCAATGGCATACTTAGGATGCAGTGATAAACTGTTGGAAAAACTAAGGAACAATGCCGAAATATCATTTTCCCAATATAACAAACGTACCATTTGGTACGACTTGAAAAGCATTGAAAGGTTCATAGAAAGAAACCGCGTTGTGTGAACAACGCTCCTTCCTCTTAGCTCAGCCAGGCAGAGCATCGCTATGGTTACTTGTTCGAAGGTTTAGTATCCGGTAATTTCCGGTTAGCGAAGGTCGCACGTTCGAGTCGTGCAGAGGGAGCAAAATACATAGTTCTTTGACGTATTGAATGTGAAATAAGGTTTAAGTATTTGATATTTAGACTTATTTCAATATAACCAAAGATTACGGATAGCGGAAACGCGGGGACTCCGTATAGGCTTGGTTATCGTGATTGTCTCTTTGCACCGAAATGTCCTACGGTAGAGAGTATGCGGTTTGGGCGCCCGTATCGCAGGAGACAAAGGTCATAAAGACAACATAAGCGTCCGATACAGTCTTAAATCGGTATAAAGTATGCGGTGGTAATGAAAGGCGCCCGTACACGCTTATTATATATAATCCCTTCCCGTCAAATTCGGGCACGCTGAAAGCTAAACACGTATTGTTGCGTTGAAGGGAGCCAATATTTATTAATCTTTAAATATATAGAATTATGATTGGGAAAAAAGTAATTATTAGAGCAGACAGAGCGGGCGTATTTTACGGAGTATTGAAAGAAAAAAATGGTAGTGAGGTTACATTGACAGACTGCCGAAGATTGTGGTGTTGGTATGGGGCTGCATCTATCAGCCAATTAGCTGTTGAGGGAACGAAAAGACCTAATGATTGTAAATTTACATTAGTTGTACCGATAATCTCTATTTTGGGGGTTATAGAAATAATTCCTTGTACAGATGAAGCGATAAAATCCATTGAGGAGGTAGCCGTATGGAAGAACAGATAAGAAAGTTTCTTAGTATATACTCTGGCTATGGCTATGGCGATGGCTCTGGCTCTGGCTCTGGCTATGGCTATGGCGATGGCTCTGGCTCTGGCTCTGGCTATGGCTCTGGCGATGGCTATGGCTATGGCGATGGCGATGGCTCTGGCTATGGCGATGGCGATGGCGATGGCGATGGCTATGGCTCTGGCGATGGCTCTGGCTCTGGCTCTGGCGATGGCGATGGCGATGGCTATGGCTCTGGCGATGGCTCTGGCTCTGGCGATGGCTATGGCGATGGAATTAAAACATTCAATGGCGACAAAGCATATATCATTGATGATATTCCTACAATTATCAAGCATGTTCATGACAATGTAGCTAAAGGATATATACTGAACGATGACTTTACATTGACTGAGACATTTGTTGCAAAAAGGAATGGGAAATTCGCTCATGGAGAAACATTGCACGAGGCCTTTGCTTCGCTTCAAGAAAAATTGTATGACGATTCAACCGAGGAGGAAAGGTTGGAAGCTTTTAAAAAGCATTTTCAGGACTTTACTAAAAAGGTATCGGCTAAAGAATTGTTCCATTGGCATCATGTGCTGACCGGTTCGTGCAAGCAAGGAAGGCTGTCATTCTGTGCCAATAAGGGAATAGACATTGACAATGATACTTATACCGTACATGAGTTTATAGAATTAACTCAATATTCTTATGGCGGTGATATAATCAGAAAATTGAAGTAATATGTAATTATCCCGTGGCTCTCAATAGATGTTTGAGAGTGGTAAGGCTTAACATCGGAACGCTCACGGGAACGAAAACGTAATTATATGGAACTAAAAGAATTAACCAATAAGATTTGTGATTTATTTGGATGTGCTAATGTCAGTACATTACCAGATAAAATAATGTCTTCCTTATTTTCTCAGAACGCACCTTTGCTATTCGAGAAGTATAAGGAGTTGTGCCCGGATTTAAAGATTGATTGGCTTCAAAAAGTCTATCAATTTTACCATGCTGACAGAAAAGAAAAAAAGCAAGATTATACTCCTGTTTCCCTCGCTAAACTTGTTGCTTATTTAAGTTGTACTTCGTCAGAAAAAGTAGTTTATGACTGTTGTTCGGGTTCCGGTGCACTTACGATTCAAAAATGGAGTATCAACCCAAATTTAAAATTCGTATGCGAAGAGTTAGACGAAAAAGTAATTCCTATTCTTCTGTTTAATTTATGTATTCGCAATATTGAGGCAACGGTTATCAATAAAGATATTCTGACAAGAAAAGTTATTTGTTCATACAGAACAATTAAAGGCTCTACTTATTCATCTGTTCAACGGTTAATGTTCTCAGAAATGGAGCTTTTAAAGGCGGATGTAGCAATTTCCAACCCGCCATTTAATTTAAAAGTTCCTGTATCTGAAAATATAATTAAAGCTTTACCTCAGAAATACACTTGTAATTTTGCTTTTGTGGCGCATTGCTTGCAAAGGAGTGAAAGATGTGCGTTGATTCTTCCCAGAGGTGTGCTTACAAGCAAAGAAGAGAAAGAGTGCAGGAGATACTTTATTGAGAAGGGATGGCTGCAAGCTGCTATTTCTTTGCCGGAAAAGATGTTTGAGTCTACCTCTGTAGCGACTTGCATACTTTTGTTTGATAAGAAGAAAACGAGTAAAGATGTGATGCTGATTAATGCGGAGCAAATGAAAACTGTTGAAGTGCGGGAACAGCGTGGAGAAGGTGAAGCATCACACTATAATCGTATATATAAAAAGGAATTTAACACCTTTTCGGACGAACAATTGGTTGCTATATGTGAACTTCTACATAAGGAACAGGAAGGTTATTCAAAGAAAGTGTCCATAGAGGAGCTTTTGAATCATAACTACAATCTTGATATTGGCCCATATCTTCCAATTTATATGGAAGGTACACTTCATCGTGATTTTAATGCTATTATAGCAGATATTAACCGTGTTATCCGTGAACGTAATGTAATAAAAGTGACGGTTAATAAAGTGTGGGCTGAGAAATTGGGGCTTACAGAAATTATAAGAGCGTGTGAAGCATCTAATGAAGTAGTAAAGGCGATGAATGAAAGTTTTGCATCATTCAAGAATTACGAAGTAAAAGAGAAAATTATTGAAAACAAATATATCCAATCTTCCGCTTCAAAAATATTTTACATAGAGAATACAGATAAAAAAATATTATCGAGCATCATGCCTTTTTTCATGAATATGTATAAGCAGCATATTTATTACTTAAATAATGAAGAGAATAGACTTCTTGCAGAACTTAGAGATTCAATGCTTCCATTTCTTATGAATGGAAAAATAGAGTTTAATGACAAAGAAACAGCCTGTAAGGGTGAATAATTCATGATAGCTTTTTAATGTAAACAGTCCCGTCCACGTGCTGGTCGGGAAACACTGCGACATGGCGGAATGGTAGACGTATCACTCTATGATAGGAATGTCAAACCTTAGATGTGCGGAGCTTGACAACTCGTCCCGGTTCGAGTCCGGGTGTCGCAACATCTTCACTACAGATGAAGTATTTGTTTAGTCGTAGCCGGGCGGTCTGTGAAGATAGTCCGGTCTTTTTATTGAAACCAATTAATAACAATATAAATATGAAAAAGAAATTTACTCCTGAAAATATTCAGGAACTTAAAGAGAATCAAATATTTGTTTTTGGCAGTAATATGAACGGTAACCATGCCGGTGGAGCAGCCAGATTAGCAGTTGAGAAATTCGGTGCAATCATGGGACAAGCCGAAGGATTGCAAGGGCAATCCTATGCTATTCCTACGCTGAATGAAGATATGGAGAAAGTCACAGAAGAAGATTTGATAACCTATTTGGGTAACTTGCGGAATTTTGCCAACGAACATCCTGAAAAGGAGTTTCTTCTTACCGCCATTGGGACGGGAATAGCGGGGTTTGATACAAATTATATGGCATATATGGCTCTCAGAGCAAACCTTCCTGATAATGTTACTATCCCGAAAGAATTCAGTAAGATAAAAGGGTTCAAAGGCTTCAACTCTGATATGACTTGCAGGGATTTTAAATATGAAGAGGGAAAAGATTACGAAGAACAAGGTGATATAAGCGCTTGTAGTAATGGTTTCCACTATTGTCTTCATCCCTTAGATGTATTTGGCTATTACCCTCCTGCATACATTGGAATGAATAAGTTCCATGAAGTTGAAGGAAGCGGGGATATGGATGTTGATACGGATGATACCAAAATTGCTTGCTCAAAAATCCACATAGGAGCAGAGTTAAGTATTAAAAGCATTGTTGATGCGGCAATCAAGTTCACTTTCAGCAAATGTAAGTGGGTAAAGGAAAAGATTGCTACCGGCTACCAAGGCGCTGCATCAGCTACCGGCGACTATGGCGCTGCATCAGCTACCGGCTACCAAGGCGCTGCATCAGCTACCGGCTACCGAGGCGCTGCATCAGCTACCGGCTACCGAGGCGCTGCATCAGCTACCGGCTACCAAGGCGCTGCATCAGCTACCGGCTACCAAGGCGCTGCATCAGCTACCGGCTACCAA